GTCAAAGACGCTCGTCTTTGGCAAGCATTTTACGTCTTCATTTTTTTGCTATTTTGTAGCACTTTTTTGTGCATTTTTTAGCCATATGCCGTGTCATATTCTACTTGCCAAAATGGGTTGAGTTTTGCTATAATACTACATAAGGAGGTGAACATATTTGAAAATCGGTTATGCTCGTGTTTCCACACAAGACCAGAACCTGGACCGTCAGCTTGATGCTCTGAACAAAGCCGGATGTGAACGCATTTTTAACGAGAAGATGACCGGAACAAAATCCGCTCGTCCCGAACTTCAGCTGATGTTGCTGACCGTCCGTCCTGGCGATACAGTCATTGTAGAATCATTCTCTCGCCTTTCCAGATCCACAAAAGACCTGCTCCAGATGGTCGAAAAACTTTCAAACATGGGTGTCCACTTGGTTTCCCTTAAAGAAGATCTCGACACGACAACAGCAACCGGCAAACTAATGCTTACCATGCTGTCCGCTCTATCCCAATTCGAGCGTGACCTGATCGCCGAACGAACCATAGACGGATTGAAAGCAGCAAGGGCCAGAGGTAGATGTGGTGGAAGACCTAAGCTTGGTACAGACAAGGACAGGAAACAAGCCGTTGCCATGTACAATGCGAACGTTATGTCAAACAAAGAGATTGCAACCAAGTTTGGAATCTCACTACGAACACTAAGCCGATGGATAAAAGAAGGGCAGTGATAAACTCACTGCTCTTTTAAGTGGCCCTGTCAATTTCCTATACACAAAAGCAACGCCTGACGTATATATATATGTTTTCCTTAAAAAAATATATAAAAGTGGGACAATGAATAAAAAAACAGGGGTGTTATCCCCTGCTTTTACTCATCCGGTAAGCCTTCGAGCAGTCGTTTACGTGCTTCCGTGGCGTCCAGATCCTGCATCGGATTGTTCGGTGTGACTACGACCTCTGTTGTATCAGTATATCCGTAATGGTTTTTACCGAGGAAGATCAGATTTGGCGGTGCCGCCTTTCCGTTAAGCATGTAGTCCTCCCACATTTCCTCGATAAAATTGTATGCTTTTTTTATCATGTCTATGCTTGCGGGGCTTATTGTCTTCCCATTCTGTCCCGTCTTCCATGCCCACAATGTCTTTCTCGATACACCCAAAGCATTTGCGAGACCAACAATACCCGGTTTCATGTCGTTATCAGCACAACGTTGAAGATACCAATTAATCCTTTCCTGTACGTCTTCTGGTTTGTTCATATCGACAGCCGGCGCATTGAATGAAGCGAGTGCAAAAGAAATATACTTTGCATTATCGCCTGGTTCCGCATATTCTTGACCGAAGTTTGCAAGGTCAGGACGGTTCCGTTTTTTCTTCTGCTGAACGATGTCAACGATTTTGTCCTTGGTATCATCCATATTTATCACCTCATTTAAGCCTATTTTTAAGCGATTCTACCCGTGTCTCGTTTCGGACGCAGAATTATTCATCCGACCACCTGTCACGGGCATTCTACCACCCTTCGTTGTCATTCTACCACACCCTGTAGTTACTGTCCATCATGCCATGCGTTTGGAATCTCCTCGAACGGTTTATCGTAGGGTGCCACAGCAGGGATGAAACCGTTCTTTGCTTTCGCCAGGAAGTGTTTGATAATCGGACGATCTGTGGGTTCGGACACGTAGGAGTCAGAGTAGCGTGACGGCAACGGGAGAATCCGTGGTGTGCAGACGAAATTGAGAACGTCCTGCTCAAGGTGCTCGTAGTGTACCTTGTTTATCGTGTTAATGACTTCGGACGCTATGCCGTTCTCCGTCATGAGTTTGAGATTCATTAACATAACTCCGGCGTTGTAGTATGGCTTATGTGTATGGTTATGATTACGTACCTCTTCCACAGCAGCGAAGTAGTGGTTGTCGATATCATAGTTCCATATGTCGGAGATATCGTCAACGACTACGGTATCCGGATCGAGCCATAGCACACGCTCGACATAGGGCGGAAGAATACGGGTAAGTCCGGCTCGCAGGGTGGTCATGTAGCCGTACCAATGGATAATGTTCGGGCAGTCAGGCGGAAAGATTGTCTGGGAGGATACGTTAATGCAGTGGAAGATAGGCGGGAGATCCTTACCGACGTCATCATTGTCAACAAGCAGGAAGATCTTGTCCACCTGCGAGTGGCATAGCAGTGACTTTGCGGAGCTGATCATCATATCCTGCACACGGTGGTCTCCGGCGTAGACAACATAGCGTGGTTGCGGGGTGGTGTGTGTTGCCCAGTACTGCACGAGGGGGAACTGTGTCCATGCGTCGGCGTGGAATCCGGCGTAATGCTTGATGATTGTACGGGACGGTGTGCCTGTGATATTGAAGCCTGGGATAGTGACGTTGTAGTCTGGAGGTAACGGGTCAAACCTGTTACCGCAGATGAGATTAAAGGCGTCCTGCTCCGGATACTGGTGGTAGGTAGTGTTGAGTTCCTGAATGATCAGGTCATCCTTACCGGAGTCACGGAGCAAGGTAAGGTTATACAGCACAAGCCCGAAGTTTGCGTACGGGACGCCACGAATCTGTGAGCCACGGGGTTCGAGTACAGCTGCGTAGTAGGCGGACGTGAGGTCGTAGTCCCAGAGTGCGGAGATTGATCCGCATGTGATTGTGTCAACGTCAAGGACGATTGCACGGGGAGCGTCTGGAAACAACTTGGAGAGTGTGGCTTTCATCAGAGCCATGTAGGTGTAACGTGTACGGAAGGACGGGGAGTTGCGGGAGAAGAATGTCTGCTGTGAAATGTTGTACACGTGTACGTTGGCAGGAGTTTTGTACGGGAGCTTGTCATGCTCTATGAAAAGGTAGACCTGCACGTCTGGGTTGTAGTAGAGCATGGAGTTATATGCCGCCGGAAGCGTAGAGTACAGGTTTGCGGTGGCGAACATTGCGACGATGTGGTCTGAGTGACCGGTGTGGATTACTGGATTACTCAAGGTTCTGCACCTTCTTTCATAGCGGGGATGTTGTTGATGAATAATAAGAGTCTTTCAGCGTGTTGATCAGTGCTGTGATTCTCTCGCAGGAGTGCCCGTCACAGGCGCCGGCAGTAATGGAACGGCACATGCGTTCTTCTGCTGTAATTCCATAGTTGGCCATTCGCATGTGTATTGTTTCGATAAGTTCGGACTCTGACTTTACAAAATAGTCTGTATATCCGTATGGATACGGGAGATACATGCCACGTTCACAGGCGTATTGTGTATAGTCAGACGCAAAGTAATTATCTTTGCGCTTGTCGAACAGTATAATGGGTTTGTCGAGCAGTAAGGCATCGAACATAATGGAGGAGTAGTCGGTGATGACAATGTCTGCGTCGTACAGGTACGGAGTAGTAGGCATGTAAGCTTCTATGAGTTTAATGTGCTTGAAGTACTCTATTCTGAACGGTGTTTCTGCTTCCGCATCGTGCGATGCAATCCATGGATGAAGCTTAACGATCAGCTCCTCATTGTCCGTCAGTTCGTCGTCAATGTACCGCCAGTCTATTTCAGGTGACTTCGGGTCGAATCTGTCACGGAAGGTGGGAACGTACAGGTATGTTATCTTGTCGTTGCTTTTCTTTGGACGGTTGTTGAAGTACTGATCCGTGCGGGGGAAACCGAGCGGAAGGATCCGTTCTGACGGTACGCCGGTACACTTGCTCCATACCGGTATCATCTTCTCGCTTGCGGAGATGATGAAGGTCATGTTATCTGCCAGACTTAAACGGTAGTACGGACGCATGGGTTGGTCGAGTCCGATTTTCTTTCCGCCCTGTATGCCATGCCAGATCATGATGACGTTCTTGCGTTTCCACTTCGGGAAATCATCCATCACCACGACAGGATACCTGTCTGACATATAGGCTTCACAAAACCCAGGTTCGTTTGTGTTCATGAATACCTTACTGCCAGGATAAGCATCGAACATAGCGGTAATGTTCTCACAGCGTGGCATAGGACGGAAGGAAGCGAACAGAACTGGATTACTCATTCTTACCAGCTCCTCTCTTTTCAAGGAGGCCCATTTCCTCCATCACGATCCGGCATGCCCTGCGGATTACAATCCAAATTGCACTGGTGCTGATGCCTGTGCTCTTTGAGTAGTCTTGCACAGCGAACAGCCCGTCACCCCAGTGCCTTGTAAAGAACATTTTGAGGATGTTTTGATCTGTCTTTACGAACCTGTGGAGGAACAGGTGATTGCACAGTGCGTAGATCTTTTTGTTTGATTCGGGAAGGTTATCCCAGTTGTCCACCCCGTCACGTTCCATTGCGAAGTAGGTACGCCAGCAGTGAGTTGCTGTTTCCCACCACCACGGGAACTTCTGTGCTTGTCTCATTGTTTATATCACCTCACTCCGAAGTAATTGTTATCGGTGGGTATAGGTCCGGACTCTGTCATGATCGCTACTCGTTCGTCGAGTTCCTCAAGCCTGTCAGCTGCCTGACGTGCGACCTCGATACGATCCTTTGTCAGCATACCGCCTGTGTCTGCCATAAGCCGGAGCCGGCGGATTAACTGAAGAGTTGGAATCTGTGGTTTTACTTTGCTCAATGTCTCATTCCCCTTTCGTTACGTTGTGTTTGTTGAACTCGACTGTTCCAAGGTGCCCGATTGTACGGGTGGAATCGCACCAGATCTTTTCGCCGAGCAGTTTTACCCTGTAGCAGAAGGATATATCCTCACTGGCCCACGTGTATGGGGCGAATGCCGGTCCAAACTTATCCCATACACGTTTCAGTAACGGGACCGATGTAATTACGCACCCGAACCCGCAACCTTCCACGTTGAACTCGGTGTCTGCCGGAATGTCTGTCATGGTTGCGATCTTCTTCTGCACCTGCCCGTCTTTCAGCTCCGGCTCGTCTATGGTTTTGTACAGCACGGGCGTAAACGGTGGCTTGCGCATGTAGTAGACTTCAGTAAGCATGTCTACATTCCCAAGGATGTGCATGGTTGAGAGCATGTGCTCCAGAATGTCAGACGGGAATGTCATGTCACTGTCAAGCCAGAGCACGTAGTCGAAGTGTTGCTCGATAGCTGTCAGTGACAGCAGGTTACGTGAGTCATATATCAGTGAGTTGGATATCGGGCACAGCTTTATCTCGTCGCCGAAGAATTTTTGTTGTGAGTACATGAGCATTTCGATCAGAGACACGCCGAATTTTACCGGCCATGTGTCCATGCAAGGTACTGCTACCAGAATTTTCATACGTTCCAACCTTTCTTCCTCATCTCGCTTAATGCGCTTTCTATTTCGTCGTTGTGTGTACTGACGTATTCGGCAAGAGATTTATTTATAATCTCTGACATGCTTGCGTGTTTATCTCCATGAAACATTTTTTGAAATAAGGCTGTAGTCATCAGTTTAATGTGCATATCTTTATCCATCATCACGGTTACCTGTATTCTTTTACGTGCCATTTAGATTAATTCACCCCTTTTCGTGTATTTTTGTCCCACTTTTTTTGTATTGTCCCACTTTATTTTGCCGAGTGGGACAATTTTTGACGGCTGTAAGCGTTGATTTTTCTACGTCTGTCCCACTTGTCCCACTGTGTCCCACTGTTTTTACATACACCTATGCGCACGTAACGTGTGTGCGACATGCTGTTTTTTATATTTTTTTCTATAATATATATGGGTGTGTATGAAAATAGTGGGCCAAAGTGGGACAATCGCATTTTTGTGACGTGTAAGCATTGATTTTCCTCACTTTCTTGTGTCCCATTCATAGTGGGACACGGCTGAAATAATGGGACAATTAAGAAAAAAGTGGGACAATTTAGAACGGCATATCCGGATCCTCCACGGCAACATAACTCCTGTATGCTTCACGTTCAGCGTCAGACGCAGATGCCGTGTCTCCGGAAATGCGAAGAGCAATGCACCTGGCTCTTCCGTTTGGCAATGTCTTGCGAACGGTTAACCTGCGCTCGTCTCCTCTGCCGTGATCCTCAAACTCAAGCATGTTGTGGAGCTTTGCCCAGTTAAGGAACGGCTTTAATGCGTAGCCATTGTTCTTCAGAACATTTTCAAATACGTTCTTATTGATATACGCAATGTCACCTTCAATAACGCCCCAGAATTCACCATTGTTGCTGTCAACAGATTCGAATCGCCTTGGGTTCTGATCTATCCACCCGATAAGGAACTCATAGCACCGTCTGTTGATGTCAGATTCTTCCTTGGTGATCAGGAATTCTTTCAGTTCGTCTGAAGTCAGGTTGTTCCCGTCCTTAAAGATCGCCATGGTCGCCAGTGCATCAGCTGCCAACAGGATTGATGCGGACAGCACCTGCTTACCGTCAATGCCGTCAGAAAGTTCTTTGTAATACTTCTTCTGGAGTTGCTTCAGGGCGTTAATGATCTCTTTGCTTGAGATTGCATCGACAAATTTCTTTCCAGCGAATCCGTAGTTTTCTTTCAGCAGGGCTGCCGTTTCCCGTGCAGTCTCATCATCCTCGAACAACGGCTGATTCTTGTAGTTAACCTCAATGGTACGTACCGCAGCGCCACCGCCGGAGTTGCTCTGGATGATCGGCGTTTCTCCGGTCGTTATGATGCACGTTGACCACCTCTTCTGGAGCTGAAGTCCGCCTTCTTTTGCGCCACGGCCCTTGCTGACACCTTCGCACAGCATATAGATAATGTCATCGAAGTTCCTGCGGTTGTCATTGATCACCTGCAACTCGTCAAGCATGACAGGAAGATTACAGCAGAAGGCGGCATGCAGTTCAAAGCTGACTCGTGTACCGCTGAATGTTTTTGCCAGTCCGCCAAGCTCCGGATTGCCCCAGATGCTCGCTGCAAGCATAAGCCCTACCGTCTTACCGCAACCCTTCTCGCCCCAAAGGTGTACAAAAAATGGAAGAGCGTCAAGGAGCTTAACCAAAGGCGCTGCGAACCCTGCAGCCAGTGCGATCCTCGCCGGAACGGAGTCTCCTGCACGAACCTTCTTTGCCAGGTCCATCCATGTCTGCTCGTCTCCGGTTGGTTTAAGCTCACGATATACCTTATCGAACTCAACACTCTCTCCGTCATATGTGATATCGTCCACGTATGGCATAAACCGCCCGTCAGCGAGCCATCCCATATGTGATACTGAATTTTGTATAGGCAGGTCATCATAGTTTTTGCTTTCGAGAAGGCTCATAAAGCGCACGACTTCCTTGGCGTTCTCGGAGTTAACAGCCACATCCTGCTTGGACAGGCCAACTATCTTCTGGGCAGAGGATAATTGCTCACGGGACGCCGTAATAGTCTTCCACTTCCCGCTCTTACCACGCTGAAACGCAATCTCAAGCTTGGCTTCGAGCGTTTCAATATTGGTTACACGCTTTATCGGCATAATCGGATGTGATATAACCTCGACCTCCATGCCGAATTCGTTAATGCGGGTCACTCTGTCCGTGCATGTATAGGATCCGCAGCGCAACGTAACAGGCTGATTCTCGAACATGGTGTCAGCGCTGATATCATCTATGGAAATCTCCTTGCGCTGTGATGCAATGTAGGATTTCCACATTGCCATGAAACCTTTGAAGCCAAGTGACAATGCCATGTCACGGGTCTTCTGAATCATCTGTTGCTGAATGAACGGATTCTTTTCCTTGTATATGGCGGCGTATGGTTTGTCTGTTGTAAAGTCTTCCAGTACATATTGTTCTACGAGAGGTACAGCTTCACTCAATGTTATTCACCTCCCCTCCCATAAAGTATGATCCTTTGCTGATTCCTTTCTTTTTCCCGTATGTATTAACAAGAACGTTATATACATCAACAGGGATTGAAAGTATATTTGCGCCCTGGTTCAAGAGCATTGCCACGTATAATCCAAATTCGGGGTGCCCGTATGTGGTTGCGTAAAAAATCGGATCTCCAAAGCTCGGATATTTATGCCCTTTCAGATATGATTCACAGCTTCTGTCGAATAGTGCTGACAAGATGTGGCCGGCAGCTTCGACACGTAAATACATAGGCAGTTCCTTGTCTGCCATGATTGGACGGTATAATGCTTTTACCTTTTCCCGTGCTTTATAGTTAAGCATTTATCGAATCCTCTCCCCTTACATAAAGGTCACAACAACTACAGTGTAAAGATATTGTACTACTTATAAGAGTAAAAAACAATAAATAAATACCTCAGTGAATGCTTTCATAAAGCGTATAGTCTATTGATCCGTGAACGATTGTCCCTGTGTCCATGCGTTTCAGCGTTCCATCCATTGCTCTCATGGCGTATCCTGTTGGCTCAAACATAAGCTTGCTGTTTGATACGTAGGCTTTTGCCGTTATGATTTTTCCGTTTTTTCTGAATTGAATATATATCGGTTTATCAGTAAACGGATCGAGCACTGTCATGTCTACGTATCGTGTCCCGCAGAATGGGCATTGAAGATCCGACACTTCTTTTGCAGCCCCGCAGTTAATGCAGTTTGTCTTGCTCATGTATTCCTCCTTAATTGTAAGGCTTGAAGTCTGTTTGTCTCTGTTCTCTCTTCAGCCGTTTAATCGCTCTCTTGCATTCAGGGCATACATATACGCCTTTGTATTCTATTGGGCATGGAAAATCTCTTCTGCTGTTACAGATTATGCACTCGGTGAATGTTACGAGTTCTTTATCGCTTTCCATACTTTAGTCAACCTCTTTCTTACATTCACCATTAAAGCAGAAGTTTCCATCTGAAGGCATTCGATTGTAGTAGCTGTCGTCGCATATATACGGGCATGTGTAATCCCTAAATGCAGAGTCTTCATACCTCGGCGCAGCAACCTTGCCGTTTTCATATACAGGTCTGTGAATACAAAACTTACAAGGTATAACATACGCAATTGTGGTGGTCTGTGCAGGACTCAATGCAATTTCTTTGTTTGATATGTACTGTGCATGCAAATTATCGTTTGATACTACCATTATTTATTCATCCCTTCTCGATCATGTTCCTGATCATCCTGTCAAAGCCGTCCGACTTTACCCTGTACTTATTTCGTTTCTGTTGCAGGTACTGGAGCAACGCCTTGCGCACTTCGACTTCCGGATAATCGCACATCCTCTCACGTGTCTGTACTGGGTGAACATGTTCAGCTGCCTTTGTTACAATTGGATAAGGCACCCCGTACTTATCAGCTATTGCTTTCAGTGTCATCTGCTACCTCCCATATTAACTTTATATCCTGCACAACCTTTGCGACCTTGCATCCGAGCTTTTCTGCTTCCTGCTTGTACAGGTCTTCGATGCTGTCCGGAAGCGTCTCACCATTCTTGATCATGTCATGCAGTCTTTTGTTGACGGCATCAGCGAGTGGATCGGTTTTGATCTGGACATCATGTGCTTCCGGTACTGAAGTGCTGATATGGCTGTATGGGTGATAACCATACTTGTCATAGAACATTTCTTCTGCACGTTGTATGATTTCTTCCCTTGATGATCCACGTTCATAGAGGTGCCTTGCGAGCCGGTCCTGTGCAATCTTCAGAAGCATTTTGCTGTTACGTCCATAACGCATGACATTACTAAACAGTCTCCCGGTACCCAGTTTTAATGAGAAGATATAATACGGTTCACAGCAATCGAACTTTATCTGGTTCATGTCATGCTCGTCATTACATACATTGAGTTTTACAATCCGATTTCTCCGAATACTGTACTGAACCTTAACGGGCCTTTTACGCTGTTCGTCTTCCACAACGTCATCGCTTACTTCGTATTCCTCGACATCCCCATCATTGGGATAATTGATCAGCTGATAATACCTGGCTTTTTCTTTATTGAAAAATACCTTGTTTATCCCGTAATCGCTATAGTCTCCAGACATTACGATGTAAACTTTCATAGCTTACCTCTTCTTTCTGATGATATACTTACCACGCTTTGTAGACCACGTCTTGCTTTTTTTGTCATAGCTCAATGTCTCATGCGCAATGCTGTCACGAAGCTTATCGCCGGAGCTTGTCTTGACATACTGGTTGGTCTCTGCATTGTATATGTCATACGACTCACGCCTTTTAATCTGATTGCTTGACGTGATAACACTGGCATCCGCAACAGCTTTCCGCTTCTTCTCTTCCTGTGCTTCCTGCTGTTGTGCCACGCCCTGCTTTGAAATGGACTGTGAGGATCTGGGGTGCGTATGATAATATGATTTACTCTTTGCCATGCCGGTCATACCTCCTCTTCTGAAATGTTTCCATAGGAACAATGTTTCCTTCGCACTCGTTTGGAATGGATCCGTAGAACAAGATTGTCCTCGGTTCGAGCACTTCAAGCATCTTGTCATATCCATGCAGGAACATCGTCTTGTCTTCCTTGCGTTTCATCATACCAACACTGCTGATTGCTACGGTTCCTTTGTACGGTTCCCCGTCAAAACACCATTTGTAACTGCTTTCATCAGTCCAGGTTACCGTAGGGTATACTCGGCAGCCTATCTCCTGCATCCATGCGCCGAGCACATGCTTCCGGTAGTGATTCCATATCTGCACCATAAAGGGCCAGTCAGTATACGGAGAAAAGTCCGGAGACAATATTGCCCTATATTGTTTAAGCATGGGTGCATACTTCTTTCTGTTGTTCCACAACGGCTCAAAGCGGTAGTCATGGATAAAAAAATGTATGCCGTGTTCTTCCCTGCCGTACCATGTGGATCCGGCTTCATTAAACGGGATGTATTCTGCCGACACGTACGGTTCCGGTGTAATGATTGGGATATCGTACGCACCTTCTACATACTGAGGAACAAAGTCTACATTGTTTATGAAGTGATCAATGGCGTACTGTCTGCGGTCACTCATTGTACCCTCCAGGTTTAAAGCTTTTTGCCAGTGACAAGAAGAACAAATAATCTTGTTAATGAGTCCTGCGCACGTTGATATGGGTCCGCAACCATAGTTACTTTTTCTGCTTCGATCATCATATCTATTTCATCGTTAATTCTTTCTTTATATAAGTTGATTATTTTTTCTATTTTGTTATCATTCATACTTGATAAAGTCCTTTCCATATATCTGACACAGATCATAGAAAACTTTTCGCATACCAAGACCCTTTTTGCTCGGAACCCAAATCTTTTTCGGATTCCAATTCTGCCAGTCACCATCCATTTTAGGCGCTGAAGGATCGTACTTCGGATTGTCAACCCACTGACCGCCACCCATGCAGTACTCATACTGCTTCGGGTGAGTCTTGGATAACCTTATAAAACGAGGTTCCTTTTCGATGTGAATTCCGAATCCGCAGTACACACATCCGGTCCTATCGCACCCTGTACATTTAAGCTTGCACTGGCTTCCAAGCAGGTTCTCGTAGTATTCATATCCATTGTCATCAACGTTGACAATATCACCATACACACTGGCAATCTCGATGCCTTCTTTCAGGACATAATGCAGAATATCTTGCTCTGTCCAGAAGCTTAATGGAGCGCTTACCTGTTTCCCTGCTTCAAAAGCGTTGCATCCATGTTGGATCCACTTCTGTTGCCGGAGCCGTGACTCTTCAGCCATTGTACCAAGGTATGGTACCCTGTGAGTTTCTTTCTGGTATCCTTTCAGCACATTCTTTTTCATGATATTACAGCAGTAATGGCTAATCAGGAACTGTGTTTCCTGACAGAGCGGAAGCCATTTCTTTTTGCTGAACAGAGAATTCTCGTTAAAGTCTCCTGTTCCGAGCAAAGCCTTCCGTCTCCAGTTCTTCCAATTGTGCTTATCGTACTCGCCTTTCACAGGGGCGGATGTTACGCCGAACATTCCTTCTTCCGGCTGCTCTTTCGCTTGTTCTTCAGAGCTGCTTTCGTTTGTTGTATATAAACGAGGAACGCCAAACAATTCATCACGTTTCCCAAGGGCCCATGCGCCGGCGGGCCTCTCGTCTTCCTTCTCTTCCTTGTGCGGGACAATGTACCTCGCCGCATGGATTGCTTCAGCAACCTCTTTTGAAATCAGCGGATATCCATACTTACTGATTACTTCATCAAACCGCATCTTCGGTCTGATGAATAACGCTCCCATTTTTTTTGCGAATGCCTGGATTTCAGGGTACTCAAGTCCCGTGTTTGCAAATACCAGGGGAACGTCAGGATACATACTATGCACAAGGTGGGCAAGCACAGTACTGTCCTTGCCACCCGAAAATGAGATCATAACGTTACCGTCAAAATGCTTATACCACTCGATGATTCTTTCCTCTGACATGGTAATCTTTGCTCTTAACGGTAGTGCCTGTAACTGTTGAAGTAGTATCTTATCTCTCAAAATTAATCATCTCCTCTGCGATCCTGCTAAGAACGTCATAAGCGCACGGTAATGCAATGCCGTTTCCCCACATTTTATATTGTGCAGAATCGGAACCATTTACTCCGTCACACCACCAGTCTGGAAACCCCTGAAGACGAGCGCATTCTGTTGGCGTAAGGCGACGAAGCACATATTTCTTCTTTGAGTTTTCTTCCTGAACAATGTCTGTAAAATCTTTATAATCACGATTTTTCAAAGCGCTTGATACCCCCCCCCTCAGAAATTCGGAGTGGCTTTGTCTCGTCCAGTAAATCATTATCTCTCCTTATTACAGGAAGCATATCATTGAACGCATCCTGTCCGGTGTAGCTTCCGGGGTGGCTGTTAGCGCATAGCGCTCCTGTCACTGTCGGATATACTTTCATGTTATAATCACCACAAATTCACGTTCTATTCCCTGCCGGAGTCCCTGCCCTTTGTAATAGCTCGCGTCAAGCGTAGATGCTATGCCCCCACCTGAAGAATTGAGGACGAGCTTCCTGACTTCTTCGTCCTCATCTTCACGGTCGATTAGCACAAACGGCGTATTGTTTCCGCCGGTACCCATGCGTGACGATAAACACTGCACAATGCCGGAAGGATCCATCGTGACTCGGCTGTCATTGGGATGGTTTTCAATGGCATATACTTTCATTTGTTTTACTTTGCTCCGCTTTCAACACATTTTTTTGAGGTTCTGTAATGTACAGAATCAGCGCTGCGTCACCTCCACCTCCATAGTGGTATTTAGTGCATAACGTTGCGCTTATTTCTCCTTCCTTATAAGCTGTACAGTTATTTTGTTCCGGTACAAAGCAAATTATTTCAGCCATCTGAACCAACTACTTCCATCAGTGCTTCCATTAACATAGGCGGAAGCTCTTTCCTGCGCTCCTTTGCCCGTCTGATGATCCCAGCACACGCCCTTAGACTTAAAGAGTATTTCTCCGGCACGTTCGCTTGCAAAATCTGCAACAAGGTAGATTCTCTTACGACGCTGGGGCACTCCCCAGTATTGAGCATCGTATACTTTCCAAGCGATGCTATATCCGTCTCCCAATATGCACCCAGCAGGTTGCCATGCCCCGTCCGCAGGTCGAGGCACATCAACGGTATCGTCGCAGACGGAGCAGAACGCATTGAGGACGGCTCTGAAGTCCTCTCCTTTGTTGGAACTGAATGCTCCTGGGACGTTTTCCCATACAGCGAATCGAGGAAATTTGTTTGCTGTAGCATTTCGCATCTCCTTAATAATTCTGATTGCTTCAAAGAACAGGTTGGATCTTTCTCCGTCGTGTATTCCTGCTTGTTTCCCAGCGATTGAGAGGTCCTGACATCTAACACGGCGAACCAAATGTAATAATGTCCACCGCTTCAATATCACCCCCTTTTATATCCGTCACGCTTCCGAGTTGTTTGCAGTGTGGGAACCGTTGTGCTTCGACTTGTAAGCAAAATGGTTCCACTTCTGAATTCCATACAGGTTCAATTCCATGCATGGCTCCGGCAAGCTCGAAGCCACCGCTTCCGGAAAAGAGCGATCCGAGTTTCATCTGTCTCACCCCGCAATCCTTACCGGAAGAATCAGCCTGTACCCGCTGTTTTCTCTGGTATCGATTACGCACGGACTGCTCTGGGTGTTGAACTTTATCACGACCTTATCATCCGTAATGGAGTTGATTGTGCTGACCAGATACTTCTGGTTGAAGGCAATCGTAATATCCGGTCCGGTTTGCTCGCAGTCGATGCCGGCTTCATATTCCGCCTTACTGCTCTTACTGGACACTGTGAGCTTATCGCCGGATGCTTTGAGTGTAACGATCAGCTTTGCTTCGTCGCAGATCGCACTGCTGTTTTTCAGGGCATCACGTAACGGCTCGGTGTCAATGAGGATCTCGGTCTTGAAATCTGTCGGCAGGATCCGCTTAAAGTCCGGATACTCGTTCGCCAGCAGGGAAGCGGATAACAGCATGCCGTCAGTCTCCGCCTGAATGCGCTTGCCGTCCGTTATAATCTTGATCGTCTCGCCTGACACGGTGTTGTTTTTGATCAGCTTTGCGAAGGTGCCAGGGACTACCATCACAACGTCATCGCACTCACAGGTCTGTGTGTCGGAAGCCATCTTAAACCCGTCCAGTGTGGTCATTGTGATACTGCCCTTCTCACAGTTCATATGAATACCAGTCAGCACGAGACGTGTCTGATCCGTGGCAATGGCAAATTCCACTGCATTGTAGGAATATGCGAACTGGGAAGCATTGACCGTGATAACCTTTCCGGTTACGGGGACATTAGCGGGGATCTTTGCAGACACGATAGGAAGACGTGTGCGACCGGCACCTTTTACTATACAGGTCTTACCTTCTGTAGTGATTGTGATGTCGCCGGAGCACATAGAACAAACCCGTGCGAACAGGGAACCATCCACGCAGAAAGACTCGCCGTCACCGCCCAGCAGCGGTGTGCTCATTACTGCGGAGAAGGATCCGTTTGTCCCACGGGCCGTCAGTGTGTTGTTGTCATGGATTATTTCGATGTTGCTTCTGTTCTGGTCTTTCGGATCGATGCACTGTGATAAAGCTTTCATCATCCGGTTGAGTTCTGATGCAGGTACTTTGATATTCATTATTCTTACTCCTTTATGTAGTATTGATTGGTAAAAAAATTAGTTGTGGTATATTATCTGCCAATACAGGGCATCCGTTATTCTTCTTTTATGACATCAGGATTTATATCCGCTGCCACAAGTACATCTGTGATAAATTCATCTGGAATCCATATTCCTGCCTGTGTGCAAACAGCGTACTGAACCTTTGCGATGGACATAATAGAGCTTCCCTGTTCTGTCATCGTCTTTGTCAGCACTTTCAGAAGGTTAGCAACTCCTCCGTGGCTACTGGTCTTTATCTTTCCTGTTTTGGTTAACTCCTTTGGGATTTGTGCTATGATATCGTTTGTTTTTTCCATAAATTCCGCCTTCCTTTTTCTGAAATAGGCTTCAAATCCTGCCATGAATATTGAGAACTTCTCTTCCTGTATGATTGCTTTTTCCCAACTTCCAAAGCAGTCTTTTACATATCCTTCGCAGATCACATCCCCTTTTCTGCTAAACAGGCCAGCAGCTTTTCTTAATGGAGAACCGCTTTTCTGACTTGACAGTTGTTTCGCAAGGTATCTATCAAACACCGAATAACTATCAATTCCACCCGGCGCATAGAATCCTTCGTATTTTTCAAATGCGTATATTGTTGGTTTCCCTTTAAGCCTTACAAGCGGTTCGCTATCTGTTATTGATCTGCATTTTTCATATATTGATCGTCTGCACAGATCTTCTAACATTGTTTGCCTGTTCACCACCTTCCTGCGTCGTGTATTCCGTCACTTCTTATGCTTCCTGTACCATCTTTCCACAAGAGCAATTGCATAGATCGGGAGCAGAATAAAGATAACCAGAAAAACTTTTTCCATTTTGTTTTCTCCTTTCATCAGTCGCATGATGTGCCGACATTGATGTACGCATACTCGTTATCGAACCAGAATCCATATACGCCGTATCCACGGTGCCACATTGTTGCAATCCCGCCATTTCGCCTATCAAGCATATCCATCAGAGCTTCGCCGGCCTCGTGATGTTCCATGCTTTTCAGTTCGGACAACTCGCCATCAAGAAAATCGCCGATCCGCATGACTCTCATCCGGCTTCCACTCGCCAGGGTCTTTGCTTCTTCGATTGACAAGGGCCTAACTTCTATCCCTTCCACGAATGCTTTATTAACCATCATTTTTGTTTCTCCTGTTCATAGTCTCCTTGTTTAGATATTCAATAACTCCAGCGAGCAGGTAAATTCCGAGCGGATTATTCCCTGCATTTACGCTCGCATCGCCACAGTCCTGGGCCGTCTGCTTCCACCACTCGTCTGTGTCTTCCGGTGGAAAGTGCTTGTTAAGGAAATCAAAAGCTATTCTGAACATCCGAGGATGCAGAGCAGCATATTCTTCCGGTGTCATCCTGTATCACCTTCTTGTAAACTCATCGTAAGATGCCCTCCATATTTTTCTGTGTGGTAATTATACTACATTAAACAGTATAATAAAAGTTAAAAAAATATTACAGATCATACGTGTACGCTTTCCAGTTTGCCGTACATATTCCTGTGAAGCATTCCCTTCTCGTCACGGTAATAATCAGCGAAAGTATCCGTTACAACCATGGCGATCTTTTGTGCGTCAATGGTTAAATGCGAGGTTATCTGGTGTTCTTCCGGCACAGTCGTACCGCAGTACTCGCACTTGCGATGCATATTCAGTGGAGCGCCACAGTTTGGGCAGTTTGTTCTGGGCATGTTATCACCTCACGAATACTTTCCCGCAGTGTCTACAGCGCATGACTGTTATTGTGTTCTTTTTATCAGAAACCACAATGTCATACGTCACCGCTTCCAGATCATGACCGAACATCAGACACTCGAATTTTTTCCATAACTTCTTCAGCATTTTCTTACCTCCATGCAGTACATCATGCAGTCATCAGCAAATCGTCGTGCGTCAGGAAGAAGTTCGACTGCTGTGCAGAATTCTTCATCCCACTCGCCATAGGTCCTTGGTCTCTTCTCGTCACGTACGTTTTCAAGCCGGCGCACGATGTCTTCAGCAGTCAGCGCCAGATTGAATTGCATCCGGTCTTTCCACTCCTGAAACTCTGCTCTTTGTTTTTGTGCTTTTTTTAATTTTTCTGCCCGTTTTAATGTCTCGATATCAAGTGGCGCATAAATATCAATTCCAAGATTAAATGTGTCATTAAACCACTGAATCGCATTTGGGAACTGCATGTTGTAGTATTGTTGAACAAAAGAAATAACGTCACCACCACGTTTACATTGATGGCAATAAAACCCACGATTACCATGATATAATACACAATTATAATTTTGACCACCATGCAATGGGCATTTACACCTGCCGTGTTTTATCTCTAACCCTATTGCTATTCCAACATCAATTGCAGAAATATTATCTTTAATAATTTGTGTTGCAACTTCAAGATTGTTCATTGCTTATTACCGATTTTCCTTCCTTGATTTCCAACTGGTTGCTCAAACAATCTTTTAATATCCCATCCTCTGTAATATCTATCATAGTATATCTTGGGTTTAATTCCTGTAATTCTTGACCATTCCATAATGGTGTGTGTTTCACCATTATATGTTAGTCGTACATTATTACATCTATTATTTTGTTGTTCTCTCATTGTTACCCATCGGCAATTAGAAGGTTCGTAATTCCCTTTTGAATCTATTCTATCAATTGATAGCGTATCATTATATCCATTTGCTAATGCCCAGTCTCGAAAATTAACAAAGCTTTTCCATTCATTACAAACAGTAATTCCTTTACCTCCATAAAATTTATAGCTATCTGTTTTTTTGTTTTTACATCTATTTAAAATACTATTCCAAATTCTATAAATTCTTGTATTTGTCATATGATGCTGCATCATTCCAAATACTCCTCCATCTCTGCACCCATCTTCCTGTAACATGTCTTCCGCTTCTTATATGCCCCAAGACAGAAGCCAATGTTGTCAACGAAGTCGTACACTACTGGAGTTTCTTTTCCTTCCGCTGTTCTCCGGATCCGTCCTACAGACTGGGTAACAATGGCACTGAACTTGCAAGGCGAAGCAAGGAACAGCCGGTCAAGGCATGGGATATCCAACCCTTCTTTTGCAAGGCTGTAACTGGCAAACAGATACTTCTTCTTACCTGTCCGCATGTCTTCCAGCGCCTGGGCACGTTCTTCCTTGGCTTTCTTGCTCTGCATCTTTCCGTCAACGTATGCGCAGTCTTTCTGCATTTCTTCCGGAAGGTGACGAATCAGTTCCTTTAGCTGCTCAAGACGGTCCGAAAGAATCAGACAGCTGTGATTTTTATTATCCATAATCATTGTGGCAATCTTATAATTCCTTCTGTTCAGCGTGGTCAAGTATTCGATCAGCTTCACATAATTGATTGTACCGTCAGGATTCAGGCAGTTATCATCAACTTCGACGCCGGTCGGAAGCGCTTTAACCTTCACGCCCATCACCCTGTCCGCAACCGCTTCCTCCGGAACCTCATACGCAATCGGTCCGATCAGTGCGAACGTTGCTTTAATCAACCCATCAGATCTTTCCGGGGTGGCAGTCAGACCAATCTTATGACGTGCGGACAAGTGGTTCAGAACCTTCTCATACATGGTAAAGGACGTGTCGGATGTGCAGCACCTGTGACACTCGTCAACAATCACAACGTCCCAGTAATCCCTGTACTGAGTCAGTTCCAGTTTGCTCATGGTCTGAACCGTAGCAAATGTAACACCTACGCCGACATTAACCCTGCCTTCGGTGATCGTACCGATCAGACTTTTGTCAATGTACTGAAGCGCACGGTCACGGCTTTGGTTCAGCAGGTCTGCTGTATGACACAGCCATAACGCCCTGCGCCGGAGTGATTTGATTATGGCAATCCCGCACTGCGTTTTTCCGCTTCCGGTTGTGGCTTTCAAAATGCCGTAAGTTTTTTCAATCATGCCACGGACAGCATCGGTCTGGTAGTCATACAGCCCCATGTCCAGTCCGCCGTAGTCGATCACCGTATCCTGCCGGAAGTCGCAGAAAATTCCGGTACCCTTCAGCATGGGCATCAGTTCCCTGATTATTCCGAACGGCAGGATCAGCGTGTTTCCATTCCATTCATACATCCGGATGGTCTTCGGCGTCTTTCCTACCCAGAAGCCCATGCGTACTTTTTTCTCGTACACGGGGTTCGGAAAGTCAAGGTTGTCTTTAGCCCATGTAATGATCTCTTTGGTTGGATCGTCTATGTAAATGCGGTTTGCAATCTTTGTGTTCATTTATCCTCCGCCCAGATCTTGCTGGATTCAAGCCAGTCTTCAAGGTTCCATGTTTCGGTCTTCATCATCTTCGGGGTAATGCTTTTGTGCCCACGGCCCTCAAGCGTTTCAATGCGTGACAGGGACACCATGCGGATATTGGACAGTGGCGGTTTTCCATCTTCTGCCGGAAGTTTCAGTGCAAAGTAGCACAGTTCACCGCAACGCTTTGTGAACAGCTTCATGGCAGTGCGCTGATTTTCCTCGACTCTGGAGAACACGAAACCTTTCTCTGCGTCGCTGATTTCTTTACCGTCGATCAGCGTATGAAAGGATCCTTTTACCGCAATGATATCCGCCGGCTGACCTTCCCTTTTCTGTTGCATTACATGTGCCCAGAAGCCATGCTTTGCAAGGATCTCTGCGAAGTCATTCTCGAATTTGTTCCCTGATGTTTTGTTGTTCGGCATTCACGTCACCTGCTTCTCGTTTTATTCGTTGCTTTTCCCAGTATCTTTTTTCCATTTCGATCAGCTGATCGATACAGCTTTCATGCATCGGAGTGTTGTCTTCATCGTCGAATAAATACGGCATGGCATACTCCTTATAAGGCTGGGATGTGGTCTCTCTGTACGCACTTAATCCCAGTGGCTCATTTAGAACGGCAGTTCATCGGTTTCAACAGCAGTGAATCCGCCGGTAGGTGCTGATGCAGGTTCGCTCGTGGGTTCCGCATCCTGTTCGCCACGAGGAGACAGGAACTCGACCTCGCTTGCGTTTACCTCCAGTGACGCACGGGCTTCACCGTCATTGGATGTGTACTGCCGGACGCTGACGGATCCGATAACGCTTGCCTTCTTGCCTTTGGACAGATACTTGGCGCACAGTTCACCCAGTGCGCCCCACGCAGCGATTCGGAAGAAGTCTGCGCCAGGTTCAGGATTGCTCTGTGTCTTCCTGCGGTTCACGGCAACAGTAAAGTCGCATACGGTTGTGCCGGACGGAGTCTGCCGGACTTCAGGATTTTTGGTGACGTTGCCGATAATAATCAGTTTATTCATGCTGTTACCTCATTTCAGATATTCGAGTTCTTTCTGGATGTCTTCCGGAATATTGTCCTGCCATACGTAGCTGTTTTTCAGCACGTATTCGTTGTAGCTTGTTGCTGTGCCGTTTGCCCTCATCTTTGCCTGGTCAGCCCAGCTTTTCTGTTCTTTGTTGTCGCTGTCTTTGTACTGTTCCCAGATCAGTTTGTCCTCGGTATAACTTGCGATCATGGAACGGCAGGTATCCTCGACTCTTTTCAGAGTCTTATAATTTGTTGCGTCATCTGTCTTCTGTACCGCATACATATTGGTGTTCCAGATGCTCCGACCGATAGGGGTGAGAGTTATAAAGACGATCAGCCCGACAATAATGAGACCAATGGCAAACCATTTCTTTTCGCTGTCCATTTAATTCACCTCGTATTTCACAACAGGGCTTTCAACTTCAAACGGGATATCGCTGTACAGGTACTCGCCGGTCCACTCGATGTAATTGCCGTTCGGTGTGAAGAAGAAAATACCGTTATCATTTTCACCGTAGCTGCCGTCTACATCGGCAAGCCATTTGTTTTCAAGGTGATAAGTACCACCGCAAACCAGTTCGTAATATTCACTGTCCGGTGTCAGATAACTATTCAGGCTCGATACCTTACCATCAACTACGAACCTGCCGGCAACCGTATTCCCTGCAAACAGCACGATATATCCAAGAGGTCTCTTGATCGGGCACAAAACATTCTTTGCCTTTTCACGCAGGCCATTCACCCAGTACGTGCGTCTGATCAGGTTGTACCGTTCCAGTGAGTAGTCGATATCCTTTGGCGTGGGCTGGTTTCCGGAGAGGTTATTGGCAATCTCAATTGTGGACGCCTTGTCCATTTCGCTGTTGGTTGTGACTGAATCGTCACAGCTTGCAAACACGAACAGGCACACGATGAGGACAAGAACAACAGCAATTTTCTTTTTCATATTGATTTCTCCTTTACTGTTCCGCGGCAGCCATCAGCTGTCCGGCGAGATCGTTCTTGGGTTCTTCTGTATGTGCTTCTTCCTGTTTCTGCTCTTCCTGCTTTGCTTCGAGAGCTGCCTTGGCTTTCTGTCCGCATTCAATACACAGGCACTTGCCGTACTTTTTCTTGCTTACATCGGCAAGCTTTTCTGCCGTGAAGCTTTCGGTACCGACAATGTCCTTTCCGCATTCCTCGCACTTCGGGGCAACGTACTTGGCTCCGGTGGGCACCTTATCACGGATGCGGATACCGTCCACCTTTTCTCCGGTACTGGGGTCCCGCACATCATGCACGATGTACAGCTGGATCCTTTTACCTACCAGCGTTTCGGCGTCCACTGCCTTGAACAGTTTCCGCAGGGTTTTCCGGTTTGTTGCGTTCACCACCAGAGGACGAACGACGTTGGAAATACCGGCAACCTTTTCCTCAACGAAGGTGATCACGTCATGGTTTTCCTTGCCACGAGCCAGCGTGATCAGTCCGTTGTACAGGCTCTTGATCGTGAGGATCGGTTCAGAGCCAGGATCAAGGTCTTCAGCGCCCAGATACTCGCTGTTGCGGTGAGCGCCGAGCCGTTCCTTGCCTTTAAGTGGCGACAAGTTTTGCAGTTCCTTCGGGATCATAGATGTATACCTCCTTATTCTTCTTCCCCTTCAAAGTTGATATAGCCGGGGATGTAGGCTTCATTGGGAATATCATCAACGTACCCAGGCCAGTAATCGATTTCTTTGCACTCATGCAGTTTGTCGATCAGTTCACGGAATACGTTCACGCCATACTGCATGACGTCCGGAGTGACCTCGACCACGTTTACGCTGTACGGGGGTTTCTTTTCCTGTACAACAAACAGGAATACCGGACGGTAGTCAATGTCATGGTTGTGCATGACCGCTTCTGTATAGAAAGCAGATTGGAAAGTATAGCCGAGGTCGAACATCTTCCGGATAAACTTATCCGTGTCAGCTGACAACGCTGTCTTGTAGTCCACAACGGCGATTTTGCCGTCGAGACACTTGATCAGCCTGTCGAGCTTTGCCTTGCACTTCTCGCCTGTCTCCGGATCGGTCCAGAACAGCGGGACTTCTGTCTCGCCGTCCTCAGTCAGCAGACTGTGTGCCAGCGTACACTTGTGCAGTGCGTCTGACATTTCCTGAATCGTCTTCAGATCCTCGGCAGAGATAATGGTCTTGCCTTCACTCTGCGCAAGGAACTGCTCGTACAGGGCTTTCCCTTCCTTGGTCCGGCGGTCGCATGCAGGAGCGACTGCATACTCGTCGAAGAACGTATCCGGTTCAAGGACCATCTTGTGCGCTGCGGAACCGAACGTCAGGGCCGGAGAAGATTCTTCCTGCGGGTGATCGAGAAAGTACTTGTACTTCTCTGGGGAATCGTGCATCAGCCACAGATCTGTTCTGCGGATACCTTCTGCCTTGTTGTACTGTTGTTCTGTCATGTGTTCTCTCCTTTACTCTTTTAAGTAGTGATAATGGGGATTTAAAAACCGGCTGTCCCCTACCGGTCGGCGCATAGTCTTTCCTTGCTTTGCGTACCACCTGAAGAAAGCGAAGAGTGGATTCGCCATCGAGGAAGGACACATATAAGGAGGGATGATATGTTCAGGGTTATACCCTTCGCCGGTATGATTATCACTCTTTTGTAGAGTGACGAATCGGCTGATTTCTTGCGTACCGTTTCTTCCGCCAACAGTTGCGTTTCTGTGCGTCGCTCATTACGTCTGAGCTTACCCTTTTATCACGGTCCGCCTTTTTCGCCGCTTCAAGTTCCTCCTTCCATGCTTTATATCTTACGCACTTACTATGATGCGCACCGCATCCCTGTAATGAGCATTCTATACATGGACACTTTCTCAATTAGCCCACTCTCCCATGTTATACGGACAGAGAAGTCCGCTGTAATCATCGAGCGGAAGGATGGATGTAAGCAGGTTATACAACTGACATCCGGAACAGGTCTTATCGTCCTCGGTACACTCACGACACTTTGTTCTGGCAATATCGACAAGCGCTTTGAACTCATCGCATGTCATGAGTATGTTTGTCGAAAAGCTTGAAAGCTTCGGGGCTATACGAACATCATAATCATGCTTCGTGTTTTCCAGGGACGTACGCTGATTCATTGGAATGGTTTCAAGAACCTCGTTCATCAGATCGTCCGTTTCAGCATAGAGTTTCTCCAGACGTTTCTGACCATCCGGAATCATTTCAAGGCGCTGCGCAATGTCTGTCTTCAGCTCTCCAAGCGTTGATACAGCGTTCCCAAACCACAGCATGGCAAACCTTTCATTGCGGGTCATCCGTACCGCATCTTCACGTGATGGCAGGAGCTGTTTCTTTACAATATGCACTGTCATTCCCCTTCCAGCTCAAGATATTTGCTTTGGATATATCCGCAGTTGGTTACGCACCAGTCATTACTCCACCAGAGAACCTTGACCGAAGCCTGTGGTTTCAGCCATCGGATTCTGTTTCCGTTTACCATGTTCCGTGCAGCGAGTCGTCCTTTACTGATGACGGTGGCAGACTCGTTTGCGATTATCGGCTCGTCATACACAACATAGCCGGAGTGGATCCACCCTTCGTCTGATTCGAGAGCGAGGTTTGTGCAGTGCAGGAAGCCGTTCTTGGATTTGCCGTCAAGTGTCAGTGGCTCTCCGCATTCAAACCTGCCGATCACTGTGGATTTCTTTGACGCTGTCTGCCGGATGTTCACATATCCATCGCACAGCACGTACGCTTCCTTCGTTTCTGCGTGGGCCGTGGAGATCAGCATGTTGTAACCTGCGATGAACAGGTATATGACGAGCACGATCAGCAGGATCTGGATAAAGGTCCGGAATAACTTCCAGGCTTCTGTATCACGAAAGTTCTTCTTCATGTCTTATCTCCTTACTCTCACCTCATCAAATTCACTAAAAATTGAATACTGGCACCGAAACCAAGAATCATGACCGCAGTGCCAACAATGGCACAGAAAACAACCAGAAATGCCATAGCATCGAACTTGAATCGTTTCTTCATTGGAGCCTCCTATTTCGGCCTATTCATGGCTTCCGGTTTTATTTGCCCAACAGGTTTTTGTACTCTCTTAACAGTTGCAGAACATCCTTCCGAAGTGTGACCATGCACGTTGCATTGATGCCATCGTTATAAGGACATTCTTTTTTACATCCTGCTATCTGACTACAAAACTCCATCCCTTTGATTGCCTTGTCGAGATTCTTTGTAGCGAGTGCGTGTTTGCAATCGGTTTCCAACACATCCTTACAAGGTAAGTAGAAAACCGTACAATCTCCATTGGTGTTTATCAATTCGCATTTTGTCATTCCTGCTCACCGTCCTTACCGCCTGTAATGCAGTATACTATCAATTCAAGACGTTGTTTTAATGGCATTTGTTCAATCATTTGATTCCATTCGTTGACTTTCGCAAGGTATTTCTCGTAAGCTGAATGAAACAGTTTTTTTATATCGGTCATTCCTTTTCACCTGCCTTTTCTTGTTGCCAATACAGGGCGCTGTCAGTTCCAAAATCCACCCCACCAAAGCAGAGCAATCAGCAATCCATCCGCAATCAGTTCACGCACAACGTTATACGTTCTCGGTGCCGTTTTTCCGTGATTGATTAACTCAATGCCCAAGTCTATTGACATGATAACAACCATGATTATTTGCGGTGCTTTCATTCCTTCTCACCTTCCTTTGGTGGTTCCGGCATATACTTCCAATGTGTGACAACGTGATCCATAATCCCCGGCCCTTTGTAAAAGTGACCGTCACCGAATTTGTATGTCCTTACATCACCAAATGATGTATAGCAGATAACCTCTGTATAATCGTGTGTAATGGGACTTATTTTTTCATCCGGCAACCTCTCGCTAACAGGAATCCACTTCGGCTGTTCAGTTTTCAACCTGTCAATCTCTGCCTGTTGCTCTTTCAGCAGTTCAAGCGCATCTTCCGCAATCTTACAGCATTTCAATCCTTCACAAGTGCTGTCGTTTTTTCTATCTTTCAGCAATTCAAGCCCTGCGATAACCTTCTCTAACTCTGCCAATTTTTTCACCTACCTTTTGGGGATGAATACCGTCAAATTGATTTTCAGCCTTTTCACGGCATCACATAAACCGCATTATTACCCTGTGTCTTGCACAATAGGCGAACATCGTAAACCACTCGGCATATTTTTCCTTCGTGTAATCATCATCGGTCAGAGCATCAATTTTTTCACTGTGCCGTTTCATAGCGTTTTTGATCTTCCTGCACTCTGAAACTGTAAACTTACCGTCACAATCACTGTGCCAAAGGAACAAATCAAGGTCATCATCACACTTACTGTTCCACATGGCTACTTCTTCATCTGTAAGCATCCTATTGGACATATAGGCTTTTTCGCACTCATAACCATATATGTACCTAACAACTTTCTTTCTGAACAATGCAAAATGACCGTATCCGATGTTGTAATTCCCTCTTCCGTGAATCTCTACATCAAGGCTCATTCCTGCTCACCTGCCTTTGCCCCAATTAATGTTTTTTCTGACATAATCAACGGCTTCAGCGAGATACATTTCTCTTTCAACATTGACCGTTATCATTTGTGGGTGTTTATTATGCTTTCCGAATTTATGACCACAACAGCAACAGTAATTCCCCGGAATTCCGTGAAAGTATGCCTTGCACTTCTTGCAAAACAAAAACGGTTCGTTCACTGTACCATTAGGCATTACCTGTTCAAGCCTTGCGAAAATCACTAACTGTTCTCTCCCTTCATGCCGTGAATAGCTTCATAAGGTCCGCAGTAGTTGTTATTCTTAACTTGCTTTCCAACTGATTCAGAAAGCTCATTTTCGCTTCTATCGCCATGTAAATGGCCTCCTTTAATATGTCGTTATATCCCGCTCCTCTCAAACGACCGGAATAACTCATTGCTTGATATAACCTGCATGACTGGGAGCATGCCCTTTGCCCAGTTGATAAATCCTTCTCGTGGGATCCTGTAACTATGACCGATCTTTGAAATCGGGAAGCCGAGGTACTTTGGATCTTTGCCGGCTTCGTCCCGTATCAGCTGCGGTTCGCAGTGAATGCAGTCCGCCACTTCCTGCACGGATAGGAAATCACGATCCAGTTTTTCTATCTCTGAAAGTTTCATAGCTATTTACCTTCAGGCGACAGCGACCTGGTTTAACTGTTCCGCATGATTCTTCTTGTACTCTGCATAAAGCATTTCCGTTCGGCGCTCGTTTGTCAGGTACGGAGCAGTCAAAACCAGATGTGTAACGGACTGTTCAAAGGTATCGGCTTTCTCTCCGATCAGTTTGTAAATTCCGTCAGCTGTCTCCATAAAGCTTTTCCAGAACGGATCCCTTCTGGGTCCGCATTTTTCGAGTGCATCGTGAATCTTCAGCAGATCACGACATGCTACGACATCCCGCAGTAATGCGTCCTTTACACTGTTCATTTTACTCTCCTGTTAATTTGTGCTACTCGTTTAAGTATTAGTCACAGGTATAAAAAATAGACTCTTCGCTGACCCCGTAGTATTCAGCCATGATCTTACGCACTTCAGGCTTCGGGTTACGCTCTCCTGATTCATATGCGCAGAGAGAACTGTACGGGATTCCGGTTTCACGGCTGACGCCAGTCTTGGTACGGCAGCCACGCAGTTGGCGGAGTCTTTCGCCAACAACTTTCGGACTTACTTTCTTCTTCATCGTAAAGCTCATGTATTCACCTCCATTTCTTGACTCTATTTTACTCTTTTGTGCAGTAATTTCAACACTTAAAATGTTAACTTTTTGTTAATTATGTGTTGATTTTTACTACATAATATGATATTGTTATTGCAGGAGGTGATAATATATGCGTACATTTGGCGAGAATTTGCGAGAATTGCGTAAAAGCAGAGGATACAGTCAGGAGAAGTTTGCGGAAGTAATAGGAACAAAGCAGGTCAATGTCAGCGCATGGGAACTTGGCACACGTGTACCGTACCTTGCGACGATCCGTGGCATTGCCGAAACCTTTAAGGTTCCGCTTTCCTCCCTGATATCCATCGAGCAGACAGGACTTGACGAAGACTACATAAGTTCGGTTTCGGAAGCGATCAAGACCGAACCGAAACTGCGGGAGATCCTTGACAAGATCCTGTACATGCCTTCCTCTGACCTTGACGCTTTACTCGGAATCATTAACGCAATGACAAAGAAATGAATTGTATCAAATGTAAAGCCATTATTCCAGATGGATCCGCATACTGCAACTACTGCGGAAAGAAACAGTCTGTTGAAAAAAAGCGCTCCAGAAAGACCCGTGGCAATGGGATGGGATGCGCTTATCGCCGTGGGCAGACATGGACCGCTTGCGTAACAATCGGATGGAAAACTCCTGCTGACCCGTCCAAACCGAAAACACCTATCCGGCGCACGAAGGGCGGTTTCCCGTCGAAGAAGGAAGCAATCGCATACTGTCCAGCCCTGCTTGTGGGCGGGATCGCAAAGCGACAGGAAGCCCCAAGACTGTCAGAGTACTGGAAGACATACTCTGAAGGGCGTATGCTTACACTCGGAAAGAATACACAGTCCGCATACCGTACCGCATGGAAGAAACTGAGGGCCGTACATGATATTCGTGTAGACAGTATTACTGTTGAACTTTTGCAGAACACAATTGACGAAACGTGTCATTCACACGACACTGCCGGAGACTGCAAAAGTTTATTATCCAATTTATTTGCGCTTGCAGGGGCGGAACAAACCGCAAACAGTTCCCTGCCTTCCTTTATTGTATTGCCAGCCTATGCGGAAAAGGAACGGGAAGTCTTTACTGCTGAAGAGCAGGTCGCTTTATGGAAAGCATATGATAACGGAGACATTCGTGCAGCCGTACCGCTTCTTATGATCGCTACAGGTATGATGCCAGGTGAAATGCAACAGCTGAAGGCAGAGAACATAGACATCAACGGAAGGGTTATCGTGCGATCCGGATTGAAGACAGCTGTACGGAAAAGCACACCGATAGTTTTGTCGGACTCGATTACTCCGGTTGTGCGGGATCTGATTGAAAACGCACAGCTGTCCGGATATCTTTGGAAACGTGACGAGAAAGCATGGTATAAAAACTACTATGATATCCTTGAGCTGTCCGGATGCCGTCGCCTGACTCCGTACTGTTGCCGGCACACGTGCGCAAGCAATCTTTCCATTGATAAAAACATTCCATCGCAGACAATCCGTAAGGTTATGCGATGGAGCACGGCAAAGATGCTGGATCGGTACAGTCATCCGTCTACTGAGGATGCACTCGCTGCGGTGAACACGGTCACACGCCCTGATGTATAGTTTACATACTGCTTACATCAACGGATGTGAACGTTGATTTTACTATATTCTTATTTCCTCTGCTAAGGGAGTAGACGGGTTAAACCGTGCCCGGGTTCAAATCCCGGCTTCTCCGCTTAAAACCCTGCAAGATCAACGCTTGCAGGGTTTTGTTATGTTGTAGTATTTATACTGTTCATTGTCATAAATTGTCGTAAGTGGTGTTCTACTGTTTACACTACTGTTTACATCATTCCTCATACCCAGCCATGTATTTTGACAGGTCAAGTTCTTCTCCTCGTGACGGGCAAAGGAACACCCCGTCATCTTCCAACCTGTCAACATATGGTGTGAATTGTTCTTTTAATAATCTGTTCAGTTCAGGAACAATTCTTACCGGCTTTGCGTTCAATATGCTATCAAGACACCATTCACAGTCTCCGAATATCCGGCTGAATGATGATTTTGTCAAAACAACATTGCGTTCCTGAAGCAACTTGATCATGGCCCGTGGGAATTCAAGGTGCAACGCAAAGCATTCCGCTTCTGTTGTTGCTTTATCTGATCCTATAATATTGAAACCATGCCCAAGATAAATATGTCCAAGTTCAATAGCAATTGCAAGCTTTAGCTTTCCGAGAGGAGCATTGCGCCTGACAGCAAACAGATAATGTTCGTGTTCTCTATCGTCAGCAATAACAGATGTCATGACCATGTCGCCCTGCTGACTGCTCATTACTGCGTTTGTTTCACACAGGTCATCCAGTTCCGATTCATCTTCAAATGATACAATGGAAGCACGTTCTGATGCCTGAAGAATCTGTTGAGGATATATTGGCGTTCTCGATACGTTGAATTTAATCAGCGCACGGGCTGCCTGTGTTGCTGCGGTAGTACAGTCTATGGTTTTCTTTCCTGTTTCTTTCCAATAGATTGTATTGTTCACCATTTCAAATTGGTGGATCAACGGTGTACGTAATTTATCTGCAACGATTTCAAGGTTGTCTCCTGGATCGCCCAGTCTTTCGCTGGACCAGCCCATGAGGTACGGTCTGCTTACATTAAATAAAATAGCAAGCTGATGAACACGTTCCGGCGGGATGTTCGTGATAAGACCATGTTCATACTTATATACTGTGGCTCGCTGAATACCCAAATATGTAGCAATGTCATTGAGTGACATTCCTTTTTCTGTTCTCAATTCTCTTAATCTGTCCGCAAATGTCATAACTGTAACCTCCTACGTTTCATATTATACTACCGCCTACATTAAAAGTCACAATGTAATAAAATTTTAATACTTTTATACTTTACAAGTTACAATTATTCTGTATAATGTGTATCGTAATAAGTCACGTATACTAAATAAGTTACAAAGGAGAATCTGCATGAACATCGAATCTGTATTTCTGAACTTGGTGGATGCTGGACTTATGGCGAAAAAGATGGACAAGGCAATGCAGGACGCTGGGTTCGATAACAACCCGTACTTTGAAATCTACGGTTGTGTGGCCCAGGCGATTATTCACATGCTTGGTGAAGCAGAAAAGGACTTTGAGAATACGGATGCTTGCTATGCTCTGTCTGATAAGATCCACGGCAGGAAGGAACGTGTGCAGTATCTCGTTGATGCTTATAATAAAGTTTCATCTCAATGATGAGACTTTTTTATGCGAATACTTATTACTTTAACATTTACTTTTACCGTTATTTGTAGTACATTATACGTACATGAGGGATTGGCAGAGTGGTTGAATGCACCGGTTTGCTAAACCGGAGTGGCGCAAGTCACCGCAGGTTCAAATCCTGCATCTCTCGCTTTCGTTACGGTGGCGGAATAGGTAGACGCTATAACATATAGCATTGACAGCCCAACATTCACTGGTACATTGAGGGTGTCCGGCAGAGTAAATATGACCGATAGGGAATGTGGCGCAGTGGATCGATATGGCATGAGTCGGATAAAGCCATAACGTGAAAACGTCAGAAGATACTTCAATGTATGTGAGGTGACAGAAATTCAAATCCTCACCCGTAACGAATCACGGTGGATTGACCGAGTGGTTTAAGGTAGCTGTCTTGAAAACAGCAGGTCCGAAAGGATCCGTGGGTTCAAATCCTACATCCACCGCCATGCTTTTGTAGCTCAATTGGCAGAGCAATCGCCTTGTAAGCGATAGGCTGTGAGTTCGAGTCTCACCAGAAGCCCATTATAGAGGTGTCGCCAAGATGGTTAAGGCATGGGACTTTGACTCCCATATTCGCAGGTTCGACTCCTGCCACCTCTGCGACAGAGCGACCGCTTTGTGCGGAGCCAGGATGTGCGACCGGAAACGGCGACGGCATCCGTCCCCCTTTGGGGCATTAACTCAATGGTAGAGTGTCTGCTTTGCAAGCAGAATGTTGCAGGTTCAAATCCTGTATGCTCCACTTACGCTCCCATAGTCCAATTGGAAGAGACATCGGATTTAAGCTCCGACATGTCAGGGTTCGAGTCCCTGTGGGAGTACTACAGTCACATAAACATGTGGCTCATAAAATAATATGGAGGGATTGCCCATGAATATGGAGAAGGCTTTAACGGAACTTGTCAGCGCTGTAAAAACGGCAAAAAAGATGGACGAAGCAATGCGGGAAGCAGGATACGAAAATAACCCGTACTTTGACATCTGGGGAAACATTGCAGAAGCGGTCTATGCATTGCTCGATGAGCACACAGATACATTCGACAGCTCTGTAACAGCGCAAGTCATCAGAGATATGGCAAACGTCCCAATCAACAAAGCCGTAGATATCCTTTGGGCAGTCTTCAAGCGAAAAGAACTGTTATCCGATCCAAAGTAAAAATCACCCCACTCCAGTCTGGAGTGGGGCTTTTTGTTAATACCTGTACGGGGGCATCCATTCCGGATAGTGTCCTGAATAATCATATCCAGGATACATGTCACGGCTCGTATACCTTCCCATGCTGTCACGTCCTCTGCGGTAAGAACGTCCGGATGCGTCCTTGTCTTCCCATCCGTCAGCGTCTTTCATCGCATTGTACGTGGCTGCACATTTCAGAGCATGATACAGGATATCAGCACGTTCAACATCCTGCACAGACATTTCCGGAAGATCTTCCATGTACTTCTTATCCAGTCTGTCAAGCTCTTTGCACATTGCTCTTTCGAGGTGCTCGTAATGATTTGCCATTGCTCTTCACCTCCATCACGCAGCAGGAGCGGTGGTGGTGGTGACAGGATAGCGGTTAACAAAGAACTGGGTCTGTGCGGTCAGGGCGTTCTGAATGTAGTTGTTGCTATTCAGAGCGGTGATCTGCCGTTCCAGGTCTGCGATGCGCTCATTCTTCGCATCGATCTTGTCGGCGCACATCTGATCGAGGATGCGCTGAATACCCATGTTCTGGTTGGTCAGGATGTCACGTACGCCATCGGACAGCACCTGCCGGTCCGCACAATGTTCTGCCAGGATCGTGGAGGTCTGATTGGCTGTGGCAAGCCTGTTTTCGCAACAGCAGGAGGCCAGTTGGCTCTGCATGCCGTTGAATCCCTGCATGGTAGCCATCTGCGCCGCGAAGTTCTGTTGCATTCCTGCGATCTCACGGGCGTTGGCCCCGATCTCAGCCTGGGCAAAACCATTGGCGATGTTGCTGTTAACGCCGGCAAAACCGGAACACAGGGAAGTCTGGAGGTCGCCGAAACCAGAAGTAACAGCGTTCTGAACTCCGGTAATACCGGAGATCACAGCGGACTGGTCAAAGCCACGCTGTACGTCGTTGTTGACCATCATCGGTCCCATGCCGTTACCGCCACCGAAACCACCGAAGTTACCGCCCCAGCCACACAGCACGATCAGCAGGAGAATAAATCCCCAGCCACCCATGTCGCCAAAGCCACCCATACCGCCGTTACCGTAACCGCCCATAGGAGCCACGGGCATCACGATGTTGCCATTTGTGTCAGTCATTGTTTTTGATTCCTTTCGTTTTTATTTTTCCAATCGTCTATGCGCACTCGACGAAAAGAATCAAAGTGTTTATTCCATGCATTATTTTGAACGAAAATACCTGTTTTCATTCAAAAAGCGTGAAAATAATGCACGGTATTAACATTATTAACTTGAAACCAACTTGGAAAAACTTGCGACTTAATTCCAAGTTAGTATCAAGTTTAGTATCAAACTTGGAAAAATTGGCCTGTTTTTTCCAAGTTAGTATCAAGTTTAGTATCAAACTTGGAAAAATTGGCCTGTTTTTTCCAAGTTAACTTGCCTGTAACTTGCTGAAGCTTTAATTATTCAGCATCAAAATCGCTGTAAGTAAAGAAAATCAACGGTTTCTTTACTTGACGGTTACTTGATTATCATCTTCCAAGCATTTGCCTTGCCCACTGGATCTGTTCCTGTGTCACGGTACCGGTCTGCTGAAGCCAGTTGAGAAGCTGCCCAGGATCATTCCGTACTTCTGCCGGCGCATTGGGAAAAATCTTTTGCACCATCATCTGCGGGTTCTGGAACTGCTGGGCCAGTTGCTGTACCTGTTGCATGGCATTCTGAATCTGAAATAAAGGATTCATTACACTTCCCCCTTCGCTTTCCGTCCGGATATACTCAGGCTGTCTATGGTTTCCATCAGTTCTTCTTTCATTCTGTCAAGGTCTTCCTTGCGTACATATTCGCTCAAATCAGGCTGTTTTGCCGTGCCGTCAAAGCCGGATGACTTCTCGCCCGTCTGCACTCCTTCGAGCGTGTAATGTGCCTTCTGAAGCGGATTAGGCATGCCCATCGGGTTAATGCTCTTAAGATAGATTACAGTGTCGTTCGTGTCCCACAGGGCAATCGGTTTGTTACAGGGCCATCCCTGTGGCATCTGATACGCTTTGGCTCCAACCTCTCCGTCAACCCAGATCAGTCCCTGTGCCTGCGATTCCTGGTTTGCAAAGGACATCTGTGTCCCTTGCAGATTCGGGTATACCTGTTGCCCGTAGTTCCATGACGGCTGGTATGTTGCCGGCAGATAACTCATAACTCATTCCTTCTTTCTGAAATAAAATGAAAGTGTTTCGTTTCCGCTGTCCCACGAATCCAGATAATCTCCATTACGTATGCATACTGCGTGGCTGCCTGTGCCTACAATGTACGTTCCTTCAGGATACATATCGCAGAACTCCCTTACGGTTATGCATTCCGGACAATGTCTCGGCAGCAGGAACGGCTCAAAACCACGGTCATACAGGTACATACCCCATACATGGTTCACGCTGGGCATACTGCATTCCGACCTGCCAACACGGCACAGATCGTCGTACACCTTGTACCAGTCTTTTCCGGTTGCAAGGCATATCGCCCTGATCACACAGTCCGGTTCAGTCCTGCCGAGCGGATTCGGATTTGCATAGATCCACATCGTCAGGCGCACTCCGGACTAATGCCACAGTCTGTAAGGATCATGTCAGCAACAGAATCATCATCCGGATACAGGTCCATCAGTGTGGCTGTAAGGAGCATCATGGCATATGCAGTCTCCGGACTTGCTCCGATTGCTGAAACTATCCTGTCAATGTTCTTTTTGCATTTGCGTGGGTACATCCGAAACACCTTCCTTTCGCTTAAAATTGTGCAATAAAAAAGGCCTACCCACAAGTTCGTGGATAGGTCTTCAACGGTTCATGTTTGGTTCATTTACGGGTCATGTGAAATAGAAATGTACAATTTAACGAATAGCTTTTTCGGTCGGGAAATTTGGGGTGCAATAGCGTCCTTATCATGGCTCCGTTTTATTGGCTGTTCACATAAACTGTGTTGTCAAGATCACGATAGTCTGTAATATACGTTGAATCCAATCCAAACACACAACTTGACGAACTTGAATCTACGATATTGTAATAACCGTAGATGCTTCCTTTTTGTGCTGTTGAGTGAATAACTCTTGTGTGATTTGTTTTGAATCTGCAACTATCCAGAATCAGTTTCCCATTTGCATCAAATATCACGCTGTAACCTTGTGCAATAATATCGCACTCCTTAAATGTGACATTCGTTTTGAACGTTGTACTGAGCGATGTGTTTACAAGCCTTCTGCCGCTCATTTTGCAATTATGGAAGAGGACATTATGAACCGCATAAGCACCAACGTTTAACCTTATGTCGCAATTTATGAACTGAAGGTTTACATTCATTTCTTGCATTGCGATCAAAGGCTTATCTGTTCCATCAACATGATAGATTGTGCAGTTTTCAAACACTACGTTAGGAGCAGTATTTGAAGCATAATAAGTCATAATTATGGAGGAGTTACCGGAAACCATATCCTCTGAATAATGATTGTGCATGGCAATAATTGCATTTTTAATTATCATGCACGTATTCGGTTCTGTTGATGCAAAGTGAGAACATTTTGCCGTGATATTATCGACAATAACGTTTGAGTTTCCAGCTTCACCTTCCTGCTGTGTTGCACTTTCAATCAGTATCACATCATCAGAGTAAGCGTTCCCATTGAACGCTAAATTTGTAAGGTTTATGTTTTTCAGTTTTGTTGATCCATAGAACATGTGATAACCGCCCGGAGAGATAGCCATATCATCAAAAATCCAATCGGTTATGGAAAGATCACTGATGTTTTGACAATATATCCCCATTCCGCAGTTATTCATTTCTATATCGTTCATGCAGATATTACGTGTTCTGTAATCTGCTTCTGAACTTGCTGTGTTCCACGTTCCAATCGTGAAACAATAGCCGATCTGTATAAACCGTAATTTTGCAAATGTTATAAATGAGCAGTTGTCTATTGTAAAGACATGAACATTTGACAATAAAGCACCTGTCCGAACAGAATGTTCCCCCGGTGAATCAGGCGTTTTATCGTTTGTTGATTTGAATGTAAGTCCTTCAACGTGTATGTTTTCACACTCCAAGAAGTCAAACAAACGGCTGTTTGCTGCTGTTGAGTGCTTATAAATAGATCCTGTGCCTATAATCTTGATGTTTTGTTTGTTCTGTATCCTGATTTCAGAATCACAGATATATTCCCCATTCATCACATAAACAGGAGAATCTACCGCAAACATAGCAGCTATGGCTGTGCTGTCATCTGTCACCCCATCACCTTTCGCACCGTACATTTCCGGTGTCAAATAAGGAATAACGTTGCTTGCTATGTCAGAAACAGGAATCCCTGTTTGCGGTTTTTGATATGCCGTATCAGCAAGACCAAGAGAATCCTGCACACCGGATGATAAATCGGTGTCAGGGATGCCACCACTCGGCTTTGTGTATTTGCCCTCTATTCCGCTCTTAATATCCTCAAAATCTTTCTTGAAAAGCCCTTTTATAAATGCTAAGTCCAACATGTTTTTACACCTCGCTCCACGTGCCGGCGTCAGCATTAAATGTCTTCACATCTCCGGTATCTACTTCAAGAAAACACGATCCGGAGCAGATCCGGATAACGTTGTTGCCATCATGAACCTCAGTAGGTTTTGTGTCTGTAGACAGGCCGGAGAATGAAAAGTATCTCATGTTCGGAACAAGCGCCATTGTTGCGTCACGGGCCGGTCTACTTCCTGTAATATACACACTCATGTTCATCATTCCTTTCTGTTGAAATAATGCGGTACACTTTCAGTTGTCCTTACTCATATACCGCACTGCTTAATATTTGTTATACTCCTCTTCCATTATTCGGAATATCTTATGTCCGCCATTATGAACCTTTCGCTTTATTGTAGAATCTGACAGGTGAAATTCTTCTTCCAGTTCGCCAATCGTTTTATCGTCTACATAAAATCTGATCAGCAGCTGTCTGTCTATATCCCCCTGTATGAATTCTTCTGTTAGCTCACGGAACCGATGGTTGCTGAATATCTCTGGTTTCTGTTTTTTCATTCAGCACCTCCGGACTCACACCGTTCATCCTGGCGAATGTTTCCAGCCATTTTTCAGTTCGTGCAGTGTAGTTGTCAACAAACACTTTTGACTGTTCAACAGTGGCACTTGCTACCTTAATGGCAGCAATGGAAACAGCTACGACAGCAATGGTCAGAAGGATAGCGACAACAATGCACAGGTTTTTCATACTGCTGTTCATGTGCGTCAGGTGCATCTTTTCCATTTCTGACTGATGCTTTGGAACCATTGGAACATCATTGCGATTCTCGTCCATATTATTCCTCGTCTTTCGGCGCTTCAGGGATGCCTGTAGCCATTGCCAGGAGGATAGAACATACGAATCCGAATGCACCAGCTGACAGGGCACCAATCCAGTTCACGTCCCCCAGTACTACAGCGCCACCGCCAATGAAAGCGAGGGCGCTTTCCGCAAAAGTCCGGATACCACGAATCAGGGCTGCCTTCCAAAATTTCCAAGTGAACATTGTAAATTCTCCTTTCCTTACTGTTGCCAGTCACTTTCTCTATACTCACCGTCAATGAGATAATTCCTCATTGCGGTTTGTACATTCTTCGGGGCAGAGTCTTTCTCCAGCAGGGCAAGCATGCCATGACACAACGCTTTGTTCCCATTCTCCAGCCGGCTCACCCTGTTCTCGAAAGCGTTCAGCTGACGGGTATGCGAGTCTATGTTCTCCTTATCCGCAGCGAAGCGCTTATCGATTTCAGCGAACTTACTGTCGAGTTCCGGTTTAAGCTTTTCCATAACCTTATCCGCAATGCGATCCGTAATGTCCTGTCCATTCAGTTGCTGACGTTGCATGCGCCGTTCGTGTTCCTTCCGGAAAATTTCAATAACCTTATACCCAAGCACAACAAGGGCAGCAAGTCCGACGAGCACAACCATGAAATTCCACAGCATTGACGGGGATATGCCTTCAATCTTCGGCAGTTCATTTTCCATTTTCATCACTCTCCTTAATACTTTCCTTTGCCGTCCCCGACAATGTCCAGGAACTGTGCCATCATGTACCAGCCTTTACGCTTACCGCAGTTGATCTTTGCCCATTCTTCTCCCGGGTCGATGATCGTAACCTCAGTACCGCATGGGATGCTGTCCCATGTTTTGCAACTCGTGCTCGGATATTGTCGCAGTTTCACGGGCTTTCCGTTGTCCGCCACAACAATTGCCTTACAGTCAGAAGTCGCAATCGGTTCCTTAATGATGTCTTCGGCTTTACTCGCCGTTGTACCGCCGTCTTTGCCGGCGGCATCCACAATCGGTTTTGCCTTACCGTGGTAATTCCATCCGCCGTTCAGGTTGGTGTCAACCTTCATGCGGGGGCTGGTCATGTGTGTAATTTGCAGAGGACTCACGCTCGTTACTGCCCCTACGTGATAGTAGTCATTAAGGTCGTGATTGTAGTATGCTCCGGTAGGTTTATATCGGTTCGGCAAATCATACTTGTGTGATATGGATCCGCCGTTACATGCCTTTCTTACTCTTCCGTCTTTGTCGCATGCCTTGTAAATAACATCGCCGAGTTCGAGGTCGGATACCCGTTCGATATACTCAAGGTCTACCGTCTGGTATCTGGCTGCGTAGTTACTGCCGTGGATGCCTGTCCACTTCAGGCCCATCCGCTGGATTGCTCCGATGATCAGCCCGATACAGTCGCAGGTCCCGTCCGTCCCGTCCCCTGGCTGTTTGTATGCAGGGTTTAGGGATTTGATCTTGGCGATCATGGAGAGAAACTTCGTTACGAGTTTTTTGTAGGCGTTGATAACAGCCTGTGCCAGACTTTTGAACACGCTCATCCGTTGTCACCGCCTTCCTCTTCCGGCTGATCCGGTTCGGTGCTCTTCGAGCCAAACTGGATCCGGACCTTGTCAAGCATCGCAAGTAGTCCTTTTTCATAGGTGCTGTTCCTTGTGTATGCCCATACATTCAGAAGCATGACGCCTGTAGTCATCAGACCGAGGTACACAACGTTGATGGATGTCTCCGGATGGATGAGCATAATAACGGAAAGCCACGACAGGTATACGGCCCAGAATATTGCTGTCCACCTCGCAAGCCATTTGGAAAATTGATTACGGGGATCAATGTTCTTTCCGCTCATACACTCACCACCTTCCTTAACTGAAAAGACACCGAACAACAGGATTCCTCCCACCGTTCGGTGTCTACACTACTCTTCCGCTTAATAATAGCACAATATGTAGTACTTGCACAAGAGTATGTACACATTTTTGTTCGGCTGTTACCTGATCACTGGTCACTCGGCTTGCAAGGAAGCAAGCACCTCATAAAGTTAGTCACGTCAATTGCCACGAAAATAGTCCTTTTCACGGCTTTATTATGTAGTCATAAACTCCACACTGATACCATAATGTTCAGCGCAAGCATCAGCAGAATCATAGGATTGATTGTCCGTGAATCTCAATGTCAACACAAATGAGTCTGCATTTGCAGGAACAGACAGTTCCACAGGAACCTCACTACAATTAAAATCATCACGTTGGATGCCTTTTATCTTGTGAGCGTGTTCTCCTGATGCTCCGCTGTCAACGTCCTTTGTCCATACGATTCTTGCCCCTGTCCCATTGTAGAAAGCAGTTTTATCTGTTGCGTTCACTTTTACTTTTGTTGTCCCTTGTGGGAGTTTTATTGCATACGGATAATCAACATATGCTGTTGAGGCACAAGCCAACTGCCGTTCCGTTGCACTTATCCCTTTCCCAAATGCCGTCATATATTTCGTTGCATTTGTGGATGATGGTGTTGTATATGTTGCTAAAGGGTCTGAATATGCCGCTGTCCTCCATTCCCATACTATTTCAAGCGTAGGCACAGGCGGTACAGGATCAAAACTCACGGTTTCGATTTTATGACCGGAAAAATCAGTTCCCGGAATAATTAATGTGTTCGCCATTTCCTGCACCCCTTTCAAATGCTCAACCGGATGAAATGCGCTCCGGTTGTGTTTTCACATATCACTTTGCCGATTGCGCTTGTATCGCTTGCATCAAGGCTTAATGTACCATCACTTGCAACATTCAGATAATAGCCGATTGTAGGAGAAACAAAGCCAAGCAGTTCAGCGCATACCCAGCCTTCATGTTGAACGTATGCGATATTGTTTGTTGAATCATAGTAATAAATAATTCCAATGCAATCATCCGCACCTGTGGCAAGCTGAAGGTGATACCGACCGCTGTTTTTCATCGCAACCGCCTTTTTTGCGGTTAGTGCTGTATACTGAAGATACTGCACGGTATCCCCTGTTTCAAACAGCATACCGTCCCAACCTTCAACCATAGCACCCTTCACATTGCCGTGAATGAAAAGGTGCTGTGCTGTCCAGCTTGATCCTTTATCCTCCATGATCCAATTAAACACACAGTTGAACAGGTAATAGTGATTTTCAACAGATGAAGCGTAATCCGTTGCCGTGAAACCAAATCCACGGCAGTTTTCCATAATAACAAGATTCGACTGTCCGCTTGTGTTTGTGTGGATTGTCACAACGTCCCCAAAGTCACAATCATTAAACAGGAACACTTTTCGCCCGTCTACACCTGCTCCGTAACTGATGTTCCCGTTACCGCCTGACGTTGTATTTGTTGCAAAGAATCGGCACTTTTCGCACCGTCTGATTTTCGGTTTTGTGGAAGAAAACGACATATCATCGTGAACAGCATACCGGATATTGTTTGCCTTGACGGTCAGGTTTTTAAGACCTGAATTGCCTTTGATGTTCAGCGTTGATACATGGTTTCTGGTTGTCTGATCGTATGTGGTTGTGTCCATTTCGGCGGTCAGCACTACATCATCACGCAGGATTCCCATTCCTTCAAGCGTGATACCGTCCGTAATTGTCAGACCGACAAAACCTTCTGCGCTGATTTCTTCGCTTGTAAACTCGGAAAGAATATCGTATGTTCCCGGTGCTATCTGAATTACAAACGGATTGTCAGCGGATGCTCCTGCTTCCTGTGCTGTTTCAACGGCAGACCGGATAGATCCGTTTGCAGCGACTTCGATGATATGAGGATTCAGTTTTTCACTGTCAAACAGTTCCGTTTTGATATGACCGTTTGCAAACCTTGCGAGAACATTTCCGTCAGGATCAGACAGGTCTAAATCAACTCCGGTTTTCGTACTTTCTTTTATATCCGGTTTGCCCTGTAAACCGCTCAATACACTGGATAACTGAGCGCCCAAGTTAGTCGGGCCTTCCTTGGTTGTGTTCGCCCAGGTCGTATTCGCAGTGTGCCCATCCGGCAAATAATAAACCTGGCCGTTATGCACTACATATGTGCCGGCTTCATTTGCAACAGACTCAACAAACTGAGTGGCAACCATACTTTTCAGTTGGTCCACTATAATCTTTCCGTCTTTGAGTTTCATTACTTCATCCGGAATACTCACGTTCATACCTCCTTAATCGTCAAATAACGCCTGTGTATGTGCGTCTGTGGCAAACGTAATCATGTCGCCGATGTTGACCTCAGTCCAGTGCGCTGCTGTCCAAGCCTCAGACGAGTTGATCTGCGTGTTGCACTCGTACATTTTTCCGTCGTGTAGACAATGTTTCCCGACAAGGATCGGCAGAGTAAGATCGTCATAACTCTGTGCAATAACATCGGAACTGAAATCGATAACTTCAAGCTTTGTACCGCCGGTACCATCCGGATTACAGTGAACGTAAACGTCGCCGGCAAGACGCTCATTACCGGCCCAGTCAAGACTGCGTGCGTTGGAAAGGGAATTGTCACCGGTACCATTACCAATGATCTCTACGTAATTGTAATCGTAATCCTGAGACCAATGTGATGCAACCCACGATGAATCTGTGTTTGCAGTACGACAAACATATCCAGTAACTGTATTTCCATTCGATATTTTTACTTTTTCTCCAATAGAATACGTCGTTCCAGCAACCCATTCGGGCCAGGTTGAATAGCTGTCAACAACATTGAATCTACCGCCAACGTGAGAGCTTGACGCAACGGCTTTTGTTGCGTTTCCTTCCGTATGTGAAAATGTTCCGTTTGCATGCGTGTATCTTCCCTCTGCGTGTGCGAATGCACCACCTGCCTCAGTACTGTCACCTTCTGCGTGGCTGTACGATCCGGAAGCTTGTGTTGCATATCCTTCAGAATGCGAACAATAAGCAGACGCCTGTGTTTGGTTCCCTTCTGCGTGTGCGTACACATATGCTGTCGTCTGATATCCTTCTGCATGGCCGTATGAACCGGTTACATTTGTTTCGCATCCTTCCGTATGTGCCCCTGCGGCTGATGCCTTCGTCCTTATGCCTTCTGCATGAGCGCCATCGCCGTTTGTAAGCGTCTTAACGCCTTCTGTATGAGACGCACTTCCTTCCGCTTTGCTGTAATAAACAGTTCCGTTTTCTGTATAATCTCCGCCAATACCTTCCGCATGAGAACCAGTAGAAGTGGCAGTAGTGTTCAGACCTTCAGCATGCGAATAATCGCTTTTGCTTTCAGTTCCAGAGCCTTCAGCGTGAGATGCTATGCCTGTAGATTTTGTCTGATCACCTTCAGCGTGAGAACGGTTTCCTTGTGAACGAGTCAGGTAACCTTCAGCGTGAGATTCTATTCCGTCAGCATATGTGTCGTAGCCTTCAGCATGGGACGCTGCATATGAAGCTCTTGTTTTATGGCCTTCTGCGTGACCGCCATAAACTTCCTGGCTTCCAGCAGCGAAAACTCGTGTTTGATATCCTTCTGTGTGAGAAGCATAGCCTTGCGCTTCGGATGTTTCTGTATAGGTTCCCCTATTTACTGTTCCGCCTGTGCCTTCAGCGTGGGATGCCTGACCACTTGCTTTTGTGCTAAGGCCTTCAGCGTGGGAATTTTGGCCGGCAGATGCCGTGCTGTTTCCTTCTGCATGAGAGCAATGACCAGTAGCTAATGTGGAAACGCCTTCTGCGTGTGAATTTTCACCGCTTGCTGTAGTATAATTGCCTTCTGCATGTGATTGTACATTTGAAGCGATAGTACTAAATCCTTCCGCATGCGAATTAACCCCACTTGCAGTTGTACGATAGCCTTCAGCATGAGATAAATTCCCATCAGCTACCGTTTCGAGTCCTTCTGCGTGAGCAACTCCTCCGCTTGCTCTTGTGCCTTGCCCTTCAGCATGAGAATACACTCCGCTCGCCGTAACATTTTCACCAAACGCAAACGAAGCTTCTCCGGATGTAGTATTCTCTTTCCGTCCCCTGCTCAGGGTCGTTTCCAGTACCGTGTCCCGCTTGTCAGCTTTGCCGGTAACGTCCACGTAGGAAATATCAATGTACTGCGAGCCAGTCCAACGGTACTGGTGATTGTTTGACGTACTGATGTAGATCTTTCCGCTTTCGCCAGGATTCGGGAACTGCGAAAGTGATGGGTACTCGACAACGTCATCCACATAAGACGGAAGCTGTTCAGACGGAACACGTCCGGTTCCATCCAGGGACGCAACACCGCCGGACATTCCCTTCCGGATGTCGTCATTAAGTTCCGCCGTCTTTGCGTACGGAGAAAGGTCAATCGATCCGGGGATATTAAACGGGTCAGGGTTCGGTAATTCACCGTTATTTTTCCATGTCAGCACACCGTTCTCGTCTACGCTCGGCGTGTACACTGCGCCAGGGGCACCGTCAAATTCTCCTGACGCCTTTGCACGTTCAAGCTCAGTTTCGATCTGCTGTCCCATTCCGGAAGCGACATCATCAACATGACCGACAGCAGTGTTAAGCGCTGCTATCAGCTGATCGAGAATGCTCTGTTCTTCCGGCGTGGGCGGATCAATCGTGGGCAGGGCCGTACGAGGATGGACCTTGATCATGTTGGCGTACACGGTCTGCCCGTCGTTTGCCGTGTTATGCAGGAACAGCCAGAAATAGACCGTCTTTCCGGAAGTCAGCACATGATCAGGAATGCCAACACCTTCCGGATCGCCGATCATCGGAATGCTTGCGCCTTTGCTTGAGTTTGCAAAATGAACAGTATAAGAAGACGGAAGGTCAACTCCTGTAATAAGCATTTTCTGACCATAGTCATACTGCCACAGGAAACCTTCCTCTCCTGCAATTCTGTTGAGGATCTGATAATTTACTGTTCCTGCCATTCAATCACCCCCACGGTTCAAATAACAAAAGGCACCAAACGAATGATTGCTCACCGTTTGGTGCCTTGAAGTATTCTTTTACAGCTACATTATACACAAAATCAGCCGGTTTTGCAACGGGTAATTATCCGGATCCAGTTAGTAAGCGCTGGCCGGTCCGGATTCAGGTACCCGCCGGTTTCCGCTTCGCTTTCGCTCGCATGCAACACCCTGTACAGATCGTCCTTTTTAATCCGGTTCAGTGCGTCAGCTTCCTTAATGATAAACTCACGCACCCTGTCACGAAAATGCTCCCATCCGTCCGGCAGATCCGTGCGAGTAAGGTTCACGTACGCATCCGTCAGCGTCCGTCCGGCTTGCAGGTCTGCGTCCTGATAATTGTACTCACGGAACTTATCAAGCACATACAGGTTGCGATCAAAGTGCCCTTCCATGTTTTTCAGCAGCCGACTCTTATCGAGCGTAACACTGCCTTCCCTGTAGCACCACACGTACAACGGTGCAGGAGCCTTAATATGGCCGATGCGGGATGCGGGTGTAAGTATATTCGCAATCGCATTGAAAGCGCTGTCCTCGCTCATATACAGGTCTTCACAGAAGCGCAAATGATTATCCTTTATGAAGTCAAGCCTGTAATACTTGTTGTGGATCCATACCAGGTCGAGCTTATCGTGCGGTTGCAACTGTATTCCTTCCGGCCCGTAACTTTCCATGACGAACCCGCCCCAGAGAATGTCGTAATCGTTCGTTCCGAGAACCTCGAATACAAACCTCAGTGCATAGATACTTGCGTACGTGTCGTCACAGTCGCAGAAGCATACCCACTTTGCGTCGGCATGGTCAATACCGTAGTTCCGTGTAGCTGACACACCTTTATGCGGGAGCTTTGTCTGTACGACCTGGCACGGGACGTGAGAAAAGTTCTTTTTCGGGAACGGATCCGTTCCGTCATGAATGAGATGTACACGCATTTGCGAGAAGTCCACACCCTTCTGGCATGAGAGCATGTCGAAGAACGGACGGACAATGCTCCAGTCCTCAGTATAGTGTGGCATAATTATCTCAAGCGTTTTCATTCTTTTCTCAGCCCCGCAGTCATAAAGTCATCGTCCTCACGTTTGACGTCAAACAGATACGTGAATCCGGTGTAGACCATTACGTCGTTTCCGTTGGTGTACGTAATGCTCGACGTGTTTTCCGGATTGTTCAGAATAAGGAACATATCCTGATAGGTAACGTTCTGATCGTATACGTATACGAACAAGTTAATCCCGCTTTTTATAACGTAGCTGTTATTGAATACAGTGCCGTCATTCAGCGTCAGGTACTGCTGTTCCATCCGGTTCCTCTCCTTCCTTTACTTCCATGATTCCGAATTCAGGGACAAGGGGTTCCTCGGCTGCCTTGGCTTTTTCTTTCTTTACGGCATCGGCGATGTGGCGCAGGGATTCAATGTTCATGCCGATGTCATTTGCAAACGGCATGGCAACATCAACAGGGAAGAACTCGTACAACTTGCCAATGATTGCACCAAGGTTGCGGTTGATCTGAAGCAGTGCATCGTCAACGTTTATTGTTTGATGCTGTGCTTCTTCTTTCTGGATTGTTCCTACTTCGACGATGGGTTCATTTTCCATGATGATTCCTCCTTAAATTATGTTATCTGTGTGTAGTAGTACTTTGTACCGCCACAACTGGAAACCTTAAACCATACCCATCTGTTATTCTTAAAATTGGATACTTTTGTAAGGCTTGACTGTGAGCATCCCATTGCCTGTGACGCTGCTGATTTTACATTCGCCTCAGTTGCAGAGCTTGGCATATACCATGAGGAATTGGTTGAAATTGTAGGAGCGCTATGAGAAGATGTAGGGACATAATATGTTTGTCCGTAATCGCTGAACTTACAATCTCCACCGCCATCATATCCGCCACGATTATAGCCAACACATATATACGCACCTGGTGTTAGATTTGTGTTGTTTGATCCTGGACCGTTCACATAATATAACTTTGGAAGCGGAACATACCAAGTTTTTGATGTCTGGTTATGCCATGTATTGTTAGCGTCTTTATAACGAACATAAACATGACGTGACGTTCCAGGAACAGAGCAGTCAATAAAGCTTGCATAGCTACCCGGTGTTGACGTATAACCGAAGTTTGCATTATTGAATACCTGAGAAACTCCAGCGTCATACCCTGTCTGGTACCTGTCCGCCGGTCCGGTGAGAGTACGTGACGCAACATTCGTTTTGCCTGATGCACCACTTGATGCTTTTGCCTGGGCATAAACCGTAACTGTTTCGCCGTATCCGAGCGTTTTTGCTGTTGTACTGTCAAGACCTACCGTCCCGTAGCAACCAGACCATCCGTTTCCATACGCACCATGCGATACACGAGCAACCGCTGTTCCTGTTGCGCTTCCCACACGGATGTACGCATAGTTATTATCAGCAGACGGATAATAGTTCGTTGTACCCTGATCTCCAACAGCAACGGAAGGATACTTAACAGCAATGGATCCGTTTGTAGAAGCACCGGTCGGAACACTTAATTTTGCACGGGCTGCAGCCCAACCATCGTTATACGCTTCAAGCCCGCTTACGGATCCGCCAGAAGAAGCAACCTGCGTTCCGTCACCGTACGCATATCCATATGCCGTATACCTATGTGTACTGCTGTTATAGCTCTGGGAAGATACGCCGGCAGTGACCGTCATAGACACGTTGTTTGCGGTACCGCTCGTCGTTTTGCTCACGGTCCATACATTCGCATTATTTCCGGTACCCCAGCTTCCGGCGACATGTGCGCTGTCATATCCAGGGACGTTAACAGAAATACTTGAAATGCCAACATTACCGCTTGTCGGCGTGTATGTGCCGTTCTCAGTAACGGTTCGTGTTTCGAGCGGTACGGCAAACTGCGGTGTACTGCCAATACGGCTTCCGCTCATGTTCTGGATCTGTACATTTGTTCCGCTCAGACCAAGCTGATAATTCAGCTGAGATCCCTGTACTGCGTTACCGCTTTGGTTATCATACGCTTCGATATAATACTGTCCGCTTGCAGCATTAAACCTGGCCTTGGCGTCTACTGATGTGACGTTAACTTCTATACTGCTAAGTCCGATATAGTTTGTGTCCGGAGTATACGTACCGTTCGCTGTAACCGTTTTTGTCTGAAGCTTGCTCGCCACGTTCACCGTCGGGCTGAACACAACACCGTCGCTATACTGTCCGCTTGAGCCATACACAGAGCTGATCGGAATGGTTGCCGTTGTGCCGTTCCATGTGACAGCGTTCGCCTGAAGCAGACGCTCAAGTGTTTCACCCTGAGGACTGGCGGTAACAGTAAGCTTGCTGCCGGTCCACGAAGCGGACAATGTTGTGCTTCCGCCGGAAGCGGATCCGTCTGTATATCCTGCGTCGTACGCAGCGTTTGCCAGGATGCCTACTTCCTTGTGCAGAATAACCTTGTCAGCGTCGCCCCCTTCGTCCTGTGAATAAACATAGTAATCACGCTTTACGTAATGGTTATTGCCGATCTTTTCGTATGTTACCGGATCTGATGTATCCGGAACAATGCCGTCATATACCGTTCCTACGTTTACGTTTCCCTGCGGGGTTGCGGTTACTGAGTAGTTTCTGCCACTCCAGCTACCGCTCAACTGGGTGGCCCTGCTAAAAGACCATGTGTCCGTTTGACCACTAAACTTTACAAGGGTAAGTGTATATGTATTGCCGCTTAATGTAAGGTTTGAGCCTGAATAGCCAGAAGCAACACTAAGCTTACCCATACCGTATATAGGCTTTATGTAAACAGTATTAGCTTCAACTTCGGTTGCTGTTACCTTTGTGGCGAGAAGGTTTGAAAGTGTTTCGATTTTTGCAGCGATGTATTCTGCCGTAACATCGCTCAGGCTTGCCTTGCCGTTAATGACTGTTGTACTCTTTGTATTGCCGATGTATACCTTATCAGCGTCAATTATTGCGTTACTGCCCTCGGCGTTAATTGCAAGCGCAATCGTTGCCGGCGTAACAACACCGTCCTGACCTGCAACAGGGTAGATCTTTGCGTACCAGTCAGACGCCGTCTGATTGACTACGCTACGCATTGAGTTTACTTCGTTAACCAGTTCAGAATGCCAATGCGACGCCGTCTGATCAACATAGCTGTGAAGGCTGTTCACCGTGTCGTCAAGCTGTGAATGCCAGTAGGACGCCGTCTGCACAACCTCGCTGTGAAGGCTCGTGATATCATTATCAAAAGACGTGCGCAGTCTGCTCTCCGTCATCTGCAATGCGCTGCGGATACTTGCGTCCGCAGACATAAATTCCAGTCGCAGATGCGATTCCGTATAGTCAAGCACACTGCGGAGATAGCCGTTCTCGTCGAACATGGCCCTGTGAATCTCTTCACTGCTCCGCATTCCGCCTGTCCCACGACGGTATTTCTTTTTGCTTACCAGGGAAATGGATTCACGTTCCTTATTACCCGTGGAGTTAACCTGAATATGCGGGGTTCCCTTCCACACCATGCGTGTGCTGTGTACAGGGCTTGAATAATTTCTGCCGTCCTGAGTAATCGTCACGACGTCCCCGGACTCCATTGCCCAGTCCGCAAACGTACTTGCTTCATACGGATGATATCCGGATACGCTGTTCAGGCGTTGAAGAATAGGGGTAAGCGACGCACCTGTTACGTTTGCCAATTATTCCACCCCCTTTAATAACGGATTGTCCTGAATCAGATATGTCACGCCGTCACCGAGACCATTATAAATATCATAATCGCCGTTGGACGCACGGTTGCACACACGATCAATCTGCTGCGTTTCGTACCAGTACGGATGGAATTCATCGTACCCATGCTCGTCCAGTTCCTGATCAGTGGACTGTACCCACGTAAAGCAAAGCACACCTTCACGATTAAATTTCAGATTGCTCGCTCCGGCTTCCGCAATCCATCCCATAACCTCACGCATGGTCACTCGCCCGAAGTCCTCAGGCTCCCTGTTAATGACCGCCGTACTATTGATAAACGTACTTGTTTCATACTGTACGCCGACATAGTTGCAAAGCGCTGCGAACAGGTTGCCGATGGTAATCGGGTAGGTAATGTTCAGATCAGCAGCTGACGGCATGTCATCCTCAAATCTCTGCATGTAATCATATGCCGTGAAATGGATATTGATAACAGACGGCACGTTCGGACGATCCGCTGTAAAGTGCCCGAGCGGGACAAATTCATATGTCCGGAGCAGGGTGCCCTGCCAGATCCGCAGGATGTTGTTCGCAAAGTGGATCCCTTTCCCTACCCACTTTGCCATCTGTGCGATCATAAAGTCATTCAGGGTTACACTGTTCTGATAGGTGCCTGTGCTGTCTTTATATACCTTTACTGAATCGTTTTGCAGATAACAGTACACATAATCACCGTAAATCAGCATGCTCATAACTCTGGCCGTAGGCTGACTGTTCACCGCTGTTCCGTCCCGCTTAAGATACGGGCTTTCCGTATATGCCACGTACGTATGGCTTGCGGAACTCGCCTGTACAAAACCGTTTGCAGTGACTGTGCTTGCGCCGATCTGCGCTCCAATGGTTGCTTCAAAATCTCCGAACTCGTAATTGTCAAGCAACCCGTTGTCGTTCAGCAGATCAAATGTAAGCTCATTGCTCGGCGTCTGTCCGATGGCAATGTCTTCTTCGGCATTGAATAAATCCTTAAACTCAATGCCTTTTGACACATCAATATCTGCGCTTGTGAACACAGCATCCTCAAAAATAAGCAAGGGGATCTGATGCGCCCCGTTTGCCACTGCGCTGTGGAATGCCGCGCTTGCGTTGTACATACATGATCCCCTTTCTTGTACCTGCCGATGAAATAATTATACTACATGTTGTAGTAATGAATCAATACTCAATAAACTTGACCTTCAATGAAAACTGTGCGATATCCGCCTTTTCCTGTAAGTAATAATGCGCCTTGCCGGTCCGGTCACCAACGTAGTACGTTCCGGTGTAGGTGCCGTTGAACGTCCTCGGATCGATTGCGGTGAACGTGAACTGCGGAGAGTTGATCATTCCGAGAATCTGCTGAAGCATGGCCCAGTCAAGGCTGTTCCAGCTTATCTCAAAGTTGATCTTTGTCGCAACATACGCACGGTGCAGAAGACCTGTTGCGTCACGGCTGCCGGACGTGTCGAGGTCGCCGATCTGATACGAGAACTCCGACGGATCCGGAACGTTCGTGCCGTTGATCTGGAAGCCCATTGTATATTTATATCTGCGCATAATAGGTCGCTCCGTCCTTTCCTGTGAGTAGTACCATTCCTGGCGAAGGTGAAGACGCTCGGCATAGTCGTCCGCTTCTGCGTCTGTATCGAATATGCCGAGGTATTCACCTGTGTCCTCAAAGTACGCAATGGCGTCTTCCATACTAAGGATCTCGCCGGCACATACGGTAGGGATGAGATATACCTTATCGTCATACCCTACCGATATCGACAGCTCTGTGCTGTACTCGCCGTCGTGATAGACAACGATTCGATTGTTCAGATCGATGTTGCCTTTACCCCATCTTCCTATGGTGTCGTCAAAGTACGTCATTCAGGCGTCGCCTCCCATCCGACCATTTTCGTCCAGGCAGCATTGCTCTTTGCGTTATGCTCACCCCATCCGGAGTTCGGCGTAACGTTGATGTTCCATTCCTTCTGCAATAGCTGACTCAGCAGGGATACGCATGTAGCGAGCTGTGCAACCATGTCTGCGCTGCCACGCTGTACGCCGGCAGCAACGGTGCTTGCTTCAGCCTGAGGATCGTTCGGCTCGGTCTTGACCGTTGTGTCGGAAGGCGTGTAGTTGTTGTAGCTCGTGTCGCTGTAGTTGAAGCCTGCACTGGCAGAGAGCCGGACCGGAACAAGATTCGCTGTATTAATCTCCGGAGTAATACCTTCAAGCTTACCACTATTGTTGATGTCTTCTCCATTGTATTCACGAATCTTTTTAATCAGTTCGTCATAGGATTTGGTGACTTTTTCTATCTCTTCAGTGTACTCACCCCAGCTGAGATAATCACTCTTTGAAGGATCAATTTTTGTCCTGTACTGGAGCGCTTCCGTCTCAGCTTCACGAAGACTCTCAAAGAGAGAGGTAATTTCGGATACTTCACTTTCATCAAGCTTGCTGAAGTCAAAAGCATTAAGGATATCTTCGTAAGACCATCCAAGTGTTTCCTTGAGTTCCTGAATAATGCGAGTAGGATCTGCGAAAGCTTCTTCAAGGGCATTTACGATTTCTTTCCTTGTTTCATCCGTAAGATAATTCGGATCCTTGTTAATAAGATCCAGTTCATATGCTACAGAAAACTTTAATGCATCGTCAATATTGCCGGCCATCATTTCATCGTAGAAGGTTTCATAAAGAGCTTCCTTAGATCCTGCGGCATATTGTTCAGCAACATCCGTTTTCCAAACTTCCTTACCGTTCCTGGCGATATACTGCTTCAGCTTTTCCGGAACAGCCAGGCCGGCTTCTTCCATTGCTTTTTCAAGCGGAACAAATACATTATCAACATAGGATTTCAATGCACGTTCGTCGCTTGAATCCAGTTCAAGATATCCAGCAACAGACTGTTCAACCAATGCAGAAAGGGCATCATTTACGGAATTATTGATTTCTTTTTTCTGATCTTCCCATCTTGTGAAATAGAAACTTTCCATACTGTCATAGAAAGCTTTCATGTCATTATATTGATCATCCTTAATGAAGCCCTTATCATGATACTTCTCAAGGTCTTTACGGCTCTGCTCCAGCGATTCCATTTCCGCATTGTATTGTGCTTCTGCAGCTTCGAGTGCAGGCTGAATAGTATCATTGCCCATGGACTTAATAAATTCAACAGCCTTGCCGATAGGATCTTCAGAACCAAAGTCGAAACGCATTCCTTCCGAAAGAGCTACCCTGAATTTGTCGAGACCGGTTTCAGTTTCTTCAGCAAGCATTTCATACAATTCTTTGTACCGTTTAAGACCTTCTTCATCAATTGTGCCTGTGATGATTTGGTCTTCAAGCATCCGGATTTCCTTTTCAAATGCGGCATGAGCACCATTCATGATGGTTTCCATCTTGAGAGCTTGTGCCTTATATTCAATTGCAGCTTCTTTGATTTCATCGGATCCGTTCTTAATAGCTTCGTCCAGACCGGCATACATCGTGCTATAATTTATTTCGCTGATTTCTCTCATTGTTTCAAGCACAATATCCCAGGTAGCTTTAAATGCATCAGCATCCTTTTTGCTTAATTTTTCATTTCCTTTAATGGTTTCATTAAGTACTTTAATAGACTCAAGCGTATCATTCAGCGTTTGAGTATTTTCACCAAGGGTGATTGATGTGTTAACAACGAGATTACTATCAGCTGTACGCCTGTCCATTTCGGCCTGCAGTTCTTTCAGATACTCATCCGGATCGATGCCGTCTTTTCCCTGTGCCGCAAAAGCATCAATGGCCATTTGCTTATATTCAGCATCTTTTTCGGCTTTAATAGAAAGTGCAATACCGATTGTAAGGGCAATCAGACCAGTAACAACACCTGTTGCGATAGATGCTGCAGTACATGCTCCAGCTGTAGCTGCGATAAGTCCTGCACCAATACCAGACTCAATCGCACCAAGAGCGTTAAGCATGAAGCTCCTGCCTCTTTGCTGCTGTGCAGCCGCGCCAATAGCATTCTTAATATTTACAATGCCATTAAGAGCAAGCGTAAATGCAGCTGTATAAATTCCGGAACCTGCTAATATCTTTTCTGCAATTCCTCCGGCAATGGTTGCTCCTACTGCTCCAGTAAGTGCATCAGCAATAAGCCAACCGGGATCACCAGTGTCCGTATAAAGTTGTCCGGTAAGATCCGTAAGCACAACAGACAATGCAATAGTCGCTCCAGAAGAGAAGCCGAGCGCAATCTTACTGAGTACAGGCAGAACATCAGCAACACCCTTGCTGAATCTCCACGCAAGCATGCCAGCTTCGATCAGTCCGACTGTCGTAAGAATCGTATTGAAGTTTTCCTTAACAAAGTCAACAATGTCCTTAATCTTATTGTCGAACCTGTTGACCTCCTCGAACATCTTCAGATAGTCTTCGGCTGTAGTCGTTCCGGCACCGGATCCACCGCCCGTCTGGCTCTGGATAATGTTCAGTTCATCCCAGTCCGCAAGCAGGTCCTTAATCGCTGCGCCTGCTCCCTTGGCAGCCTTCTTCTGCTTACTGAAAGCTTCAGTCGCAACAGGAAGCGCACGAGTCCATGTCTGCTGTCCACCAAGCAGTGCGAAGAACTGGTTCGCATAGTTTACAAGTTGGATGAACCAGTTAACGACTGTGTTCAGGACTGGAACCAGAGCCTGAATAGCTGGGGCCAGAGCAGCGCCAAGGCTGTTCTTCATCTGGTTAATGGCAGTAGCAGCTGAGTCCATAGCAGGCGCAAACGAACCACCTATGGCTTTACTGTATCCGTATACGTTCTGTAAGCCTTCCGAGAATCCGGAAGTGATATGTTTAATAACGCTACGGATCATGCGATACTTAATAATCTGTTTAAACCGGCCAATCAGGCTGGATATGGTCGGGAACATGGACTTGATTCCTTTGCCCATTCCGTGCCATACATCGCCAAAGGAACGTGTTGATTTAACGGTTTCCTCCTGGGCCTGTTTCAGCTGTTCTATTTTTTCAATGAGAGACTGGATAGCCATAGAACGTTCTGCAATTTGCTGTGTGTCAACCTTATTCTGGTTGATATCGTCTGCAAGAGCCTGCTTCATGCCTTCCATTTTCATAGTAAGCAGGTCAACGTTGTTATAATTATCAATAATATTCTGCACCATCTCCATGCCGTACGCACGTTGCAGATTATCGGTTGCATTTACGGTTGCAGGCACAGCGTTCAAGCTTGCAAGCTTCTGCTTTACCTCGTCCAGCGTCATACCAAATTCACGGGCCATAATCTTCATTGCATACAACTGTTCTTCCGGAGATCCCTGACCGTGTAGCCACTGAGACATGAGCGAGTTCATGCCCATAGCCTTTTCACGTACACCATTATAAATATCCTCGAAGGAATATTTGTTCGCATAATATCCAGTAAACTTTTCTTGTGCCTTTTCTGTTGCACTTCCAAGATTGTTGGTTTCATTTACTGCTTCTTTTATTTCTTCAACAACGCCATGAATTGTCTCTTGTGCGTCAGTATATACAGTTGCAATAATAGGTTCATCTTTAATATACGGCTCCCCGACCATCTGGAAATCAGGTCTCCACCCGTTCCAGATAGAAAGTGCATTTTCTTGAGCGACACCACGGTTGATGTCTTCACCAGACATAAGTCTCATGCTTTCTTTTTTGAACCATCCGAGTTCAGAAGAAAGCTTTGAGAACGTCTGGTACATATCCTCAAACGGATTGTATTTTATGCTTGTAACAGCATCACCGATCTCTTCCAAACGTACTTTAAATTCGCCGGCCGCGTCGGCTGCACTGTGAATTGTTTCTTCAATCTTTACAAAGTCAGAAGAATCGGACGATGTCATACGGCTCATGGCGTCCATGTCCATACCATAATCGTCCGGGATCCCTTTTCGTCCATGAAGCTGCAGGTTAAGTTTAAGCAGCGGTTCCCTGAAGGAAACCTTTGTCTCCTCCTGGATATCCTTCATCCTGTCAACAACCTGCTGATAATCAACAAGATCCTTTTTCGCCTGTTCAACCGGAGCCGTTGTGGCACTAACCATTTCATTACCATTGAATGAACTGCTGCCCGTCACGGCCTTAATCCGTTCCATAACGTTCGCATATTCATTCAGCGCTTCAGCAAGTGCCTTGACCCCGTTTGCTTTTTTCTCAAGACCGGAAGGAATGGACTTTGCGCCTTCACCAATGGCGGACATTGCCATTCCTGCTTTATATGCGTTATCTACATTCCACTCTCCGCCGAGAGCTTCCCTTATTTTCGTAATCTGCGTACCGGCCTGACCGATCTTAATCCCTTCGCCGATAGCTTCCTTAATATCTTTAATCGGCTGTGCGTTAAATTTAACGCTCTCCACTTCCTTAAACGCCTTATGATAATCCTTCATGGCGTTCAGGAATGTACCGACATTTGCCAGCGCCTTGCTGTTTCCGCTGACACTCTTCGCAAATGTATTCAGGGGCTTTGAAACACCGGACAAGTTCAGCCCTGTACCGAGCGCCGTCTGAATACGAACAAGTGCGTCAGTAAGGTGATTAAGACCTTTTGATGCTGATTCAGAATCGTCATGTATTTGTAAATTCAGAACTCCAACTTCAGGCATAGTCTTATCCTCCTTGCTGACGCACCCGTATTCTTACTGCCCAGTGCTTTCCTGCTTTTGTTTCTCTGCCTTGCGGATAATGTTGCCGTTCATTCTGGCAACCATCTGCTGGAACAGAGACATCGCAAGTTTCGACTGGTCTTCTTCTTTCTTCTTCCGTTCTTCCTCTTCAGTCTTCAAAGCAGCCTTCCGTTCCTCATCAGCCTTTACCATATACGGTCTGTCCGTATACTCCGGCGGATCGGTTAGCTTTTTGACGGGTACAGCTGCAACCTGCATCTGTACCGTGTGAAGAGCTTCTCGGATGTAGTGACCCATGTTCCATGCGTTCCGGTCAGAGATCCGCATTTCATTCTCCATGCGGATCTGATAGGCTTTACGGAAAGCCCGACGTATGCCGGACTCTCCGTGCCAGAACTGTTCATAGGTCATGCCGATTGCCATATATTGCGGAAGAAGTTCATCGAACAAGTCTCCATACGGGGTTTTACTCGTCCGCCTGGATCGTTCAGGTTGTCCTTCTTCCGTCAGACAACTTCCCACGTAGGGTCGTCATCCTCTTTCGCCCCCTTCGGGTCTTCGAGAAATTCCTTCACCGGATTCATGTACAGCGCAACCAGTTTCGCCAGCAGTTCCGGCTTGTGGGTCTGGTGGTCCCAGATCTTCTCGATCCGTTCAGTGGTGATCTTGCCGTTGTAGCGTGAACGGAATGCGCCGGAGAACAGTGCTTCAGCCGTGGTGACAGGGAAATCCATGTCAACCTTAAAGCCGTTCCGCTCCATAGCCTTCACAACATGGGGCGTAAACTCCAGGGTGTAGCGGTTGCCCCACTCGTCCTTCACTACCAGGGCACTGATCTTTTCCTCTTCAGGGGCGGTGTTTTCCATGTTCTCTACTGCCTTTGCAGTCTTTTCATTCGCAGCCATAGTCTGCCTTCCTTTCTCGCCCGATATTTCAGGCATCGTAAATAATATTTATGGAAAGGGGGAGAAGAGGACCTCCTCCCCCTGCCATACGTTAGTTGGACGCAAACACAACAACCGTAGAGGGAGTTGCGCTGATGGTCATACCGACCGCTTCGTTGACGCCACCGCCGGAGACACCCGCAGAGACCTCACCAGTCCAGGTGAACTTGCCGTTGTGACCGTCGGGGATTTCGTTACCGCCGGTACCGGAAGCACCGAACCAAATGGCGTACTCGTACTGGTGACCTTCCAGAGACACGATCTTGGCGTAGTTTTCAGGGGTGTAGTTTGCTCCCAGAGTAAACTCGGCTGTATCACCGATACCCTGAATGAAAACCCTCATGTAGTCGGACAGCGTCGTGATATCGATACGGTCCTTCGGGGGAATCAGGTCGGGGAAGTTGGTGATGTCGATGACCTTCGCAAAGGTGCCGGAAGTCGTGGAGCGGTACATAAAGTAAGTCTGATACGTGGAAATACCTTTCTGACCTGCTGCCATAGCTTTATCTCTCCTTTCACAAAAGACTTTGGATGTAAAAACGCATGAAAGCGTGGATAAAATCCAATCCCGCAGTCATGCGTCTACAATGTGTTTAATTCGGCGGTATATATCAGATCCTGTACAGGTTTCCGTCCCTGTCCACAACTGCTTCATACCGTCCAACCCACCGTTTTACTTTCGGGTTGTCGAGGTTCGGAATGAACTGTCCGCTCATCCTCGTGAAGTTCATTGCGATCATTTCCTTGTCAGCGAGCCTTGCAAGCTTTTTTGTGGTTTCCCGTTTACCCGCAAAAAACTCAAGCTGATAGGTGATCAGTGAATAATTTTCCACCGGAGTGGAAGTCTGGAGCCGACGCACAGTGGCGTTGTCCATTTCGTACAGGCATCCGGCAGGTAGCTTTGCAAGAGTCTCCGGCGTGTCGGAAATAAACTGATTATCCGCACAGTACTTGGCAACCTTGTCATAAACTCTCGTGAATATTTTCACTTCGTAGTCGTTCATGGTTGCTCACTCCTTATGGGATGTATTCAGCGATCACCTTTCCGCCTATCGCCTCGGCCTCATCCTGCAAGTCCCGCAATGTGTTGTACATAAACGGCCTTGCCGCCATACCTGCCGTCCAGTGAAACTGTCCGTCATATCCCCTGTATACCCAGCCGTCAAGTCCATGCCCTTTCGAGTCGTACTGGTAACCGTTCGGCTCCGGATGCGACTGTATCGATCCGACAACGCCGGTTCCGTATTCCACGAATACTGCGTACATGACTCCTGTGGTGATAATGCCTTCCTTGTCGTTCAGCATTGCTGCCTGAAGGCTGTCAGACAAAGCACCGGAATCGTATGCAGGGTTCCAGAACATGATCAGTTCTGCCTTGGCGATCTCCACGCCTTTTTCGATAAGCGTTTCAATCAGGTTAGTCATGGCTGAAGACAGCTGGTTCCGAAAGTCCTTAATCGCCTGAATTGCATGGGCTACAGACGCAGGATCGAGCGTCATGTCAATGGTCTTCAGCACAATCACGGTTCATCACCGTCCGGAATCGGAATCTCTTCCTCTTCAACGTCAGGAATTGGAATCTCTTCCTGTTCAACCGTCATCATTCGCAATGCAATGTTCTTCACATTGGTAGTGTCTGCTACTGCACGAACCTCATACTTGTTCCCCTTCCACAGGATGTAACCGTCCTCTTTGATGTCGGCGCTCACGTTTGCCATGACGAGCACGTGCGTGTACCGGAGGTCCCGCCCATAAAATTGCGGGTTGGTATGCCCACTCGCTGCGGATATCGATCCGTGGTACGTTACGGGGTTTCCGTACACGGGATTCGGCTCGCCTGTATGGTCGCCGTCTCCATTGAGATCGGAGCCACGCCCGATGCAAGGGAAGTATTTAAAGGTCTTCTGGTCTCGCCTTAATCCTCTCATGCCGCCACCGCCTTAAATGACAACCTTGGCGAATGGTACGATTTCTTTCAGCATTTGTTCAGGCACATCAGAGGAACCGTAGTTTCTGTGGACTCCGTTCTCAATATGCTGAATTTCACCTTCCGCACCACGCTTTTCAAGCCAGTAACAGCTTATGCGAAGCTGGAGGTTGTCGTACCTTGACGGCATCGTTTTGCCGTTCGCCTGTCCTTCAAAAGGATAGAGCTTTGACATGATGAGGGCTTCAGCGTCATCGAGGTAGTCTCCGAGAATATCAGGTTCAGTGAACTGATCGGGATCCACATCCTCAAGACGTCTGCGGAGCCGTTCAATCTTCTGGTCCCTTGTCATCTCGGATCACTCCTTTCATTCGCTTGCTTTTTTCCGGCGGGGTGCAGCTTTCGGCTTTTCCTTGGGTTCCTCCGGCGCTTTCTCTGCTTCGACAGGCTTCTCTTCCTTTACCGGAGCGGGCTGGGTGGCAGGTTCCCCTACCACCGCAACCATATCTCCCAGTTCAGGAACGGCAGTCTGATCGACATCGAAAATCTCGCCAGCATGGTACCAGTCTCCGTCATACTTGACGTTGGTTTTCGCCTGGACTTTCATTCCCGTTCCTCCGATCTTAATAAACCTTCAGCAGGGCCACCTGGTCCATCTGCTCATAGCTGGGCAGGATGATCTCGGACACGATGGTGTTGATGTTCACCGGATGCGGTTCGGTAATCTGGGTAACGGCGACACCGGTATCCACGATAGCCACATCAGCCATGTTGGAGCTGATCAGGTCAGCTTCTTCAGGCGTGGTGCCCAGATAAGTGGTGCCCAGAGTGCTGTCCGGCAGGATGGCAACATAGCCATCGGGGACGAACTTGAAGGTGTGCTTGTTCTCGTTCTGGTACTTCTTGTCATAAACCAGAAGCTCCAGTTCGGCGCTGTCACGCAGGACCTTCTGCATATCGGAGTCGGTGGGGTTCGCCACTGCAACACCTGAAGTGGTGATGAACCGATTCAGAAGAGCCTTGTTGCCACGCAGGGTGCGCAGGGTGGCACTGTTCATAGCCATGATGGCAGCCTGACCGCCCTTGTCGCTGATGGCGTCCTTACCCTGCTGAATATCAGCCAGAGGATCGGAGTGGTCCTTGTCGTCCCACTTGCTTGTGCCGGCCAGGGCAAAGTAGTTGGTGCGCTTCCAATCGCCGTCGGGGTCGTAGTTGTAGGTGTAGTCCACACCGTTTGCCACGATGGAGATACCCACGTTGCCGTTCTCGGCAAACAGGAGCTGCATGCGCATCCGCTCGCCCACGACCCGTGCGCCCTCGATCAGCTGATCGGCATCATCGAACACCTTGGCGATGATTTCACGCACATAGGGGTTGGAGCTGTCCATCGCCTGGAGGATGTTCTGACGGTCCTTTTCCTTGATCTTGAAGCCTTCACGGAAGAAGGGCATTTCGCTCTCGATCTTGGAAACGCCCATCCGGTCACGGTAGGTGGCCTTGGCGTCAAATGCGCTGGGCATCAGAGAAATCGGCAGTCCCTTGGAGCCTTTGAACCAGCTCAGATCGAGACCGGCCTTCTGCTGACGGGGGAACAGAGCTTCGCCGATATATGCGTCGTTGGAAGTCTGCGCTTCAGTCCAGTGCATACTGATGGCTTCGGGGGATACAATCGTTTTAAAAGCGTTGAAATCCATAGTTGTTATCTCCTTTCATTGGATTTGTTATTCTGGCCATTGCACGTGCCGGAGCATATGTCCGCATCCAACCCGTGCATCCGCATAAATTGAAATTCCGTTGGCTCTGCACTGTGAGCAGAAGTACAGGTCTTCACTCAACATGCCACGGTTTTCGTTTCCGTAATTCACCCAGTCATACCAGGGATACGAAAGCGTCTGGAAGATGCTTGTGCGAATAAGAGCACATCCCATTCCACCGCCGTGGATCTCAAAAGCTGTTACGCCGTTCTCCTGCATTTCGTGCAGTTCTTCCGCTGTGTATTCCGATTCAAGCGGATAGTGGTAATACTCTTTGCCGTCTGCGTCCTTCAGCTTACAGGCGCACGTTCTTCCGTGATACAGGTTATCAGACCCCCTGTGGGCGTAATAACCGATACAAACGTCTTTATCATTTTCCAGAAGGCACATCAGTGCATTCCTCGGAAGAACAACGTCGTTATCGACCATCAACACATATCCTGCGTTCAGATTGATAGCCTTCTGTGCGATCTTGTTCCGTGCAGTGGCTACGTCATAGCCACGCACAGACTCGAACAACACTTCATGATCGCCTTTATCCAGATCCCACAGTGATTTGTAGGTGTCCGGAAAGATGGTCTCGTACGTCGGTACGGCAATAAGTATTCTCATCGGTTAACCTCCGATCAGGTTTCTCCGGTTTCTCCGGTAGCACCAGTCTCGCCTTCGACAGCGCTGATGTTGGTCCGGAACACGATTCCGGGCAGTGCTTCATACAGCGCAGACACATAGGTCACACCGCTGTGAGCCTGTGCCTTGGTGGAGTCGATGACAGCCTGAACCACGGCAGCGCCATTGGGGTTCGCAGCGGTATCTACGTCATACAGCAGGATACCGACAGCGCCGGAGCCAGTAGTTGCTTCGCCGGCAGCGGTCAGGGGAGTGCCACCCTTAACGATGGTTCCGCTTCCAGGAGTAGCCACTTTGATCGGGATACTCACGGGGTTGGTGCAAGCCAGCCATTCAACGCTTCCGCCGATTACGGTCTTCGTAAATTTCATGAAACATTTCTCCTTTCGTCAGGTTTTCATATTGGTGTCATCCTTACCGGATGAAACTCTGCAACTGACTACGAATAGAATTTCCTCTACCCGCCTTCTGCTGACCGAGTTCTTTTGCCAGTTTCAGGGCTTCCTGCTTTTCACGGTCCTCGGAACCGCCACCTGCTCCGGGCGGGGGCACTTTGCCGAACTCAACCCGCAGGGCTTTTTCCTTCGCATCCCATGCCTGTTTGATCAGAAGCAGAGCGTTCTCGACGTTCTCGCATCCGACCAGGCTTTCAGCGATGTTTCCGGCGGTAGCTTCATCCACTCCGAGATTGCCCATAACGGACTTGGTCGCCTTAATACGGGACACCTCCCGCTCAAGCTCTGCCACATGCTGGGCAGCCTTTTCCTCGGCTTCCTTCTTATTCGCAGCGTCAATCTCTTCTTGAGTCTGCTTGGTGCGCAGTTCCTTTTTGTACTGGGCGGCTTCGCTGGTAGCCTTATCAAGGGCTGCCTTCTGCTTCGCCATGTCGGCTTCCATCTGCTTAATCTTCGCAGCCAGATCCTCTCCGCCACCTTCGGGCTTCGTCTCTCCGGCAGGGGACGCAGGTTCTGCACTTGCGCCAGTACTTTCGCCGGCAGGAGCTGTCTCTCCACCAGCGGTTTCTCCTCCTGTTTCAGCAAAAAACTGAAGGTTCAGAGGAAGCATTCCTTTTCGTTCCAGTTCCATTCTCATTCTCCTTTGCGGTTATAGTCTTCTCTGACTGTATTGCGGTTATAGTCTTCTCTGACTTTATGAAAACAGACTTCAGTCTGTAATCAACTCCTGAATCCGACTCCGTTGTCTTTCCGTGCCTTATTCGCACAACTGCGGGAGTCATAAATCTGATTGGCTTCGTGCTTCAGGAAACGCTTTCCGCATACGGGGCAAATGCCATACCGTCCCTCACTGCTTCCTGTACCGCTCTTCTCCTCGCTTCCTGCCTGGGCTTCAATTCCTTCAGCGGACGCCGGATTAACGGTGTTGTTCTCGTTGAACGGCAGCCCTTCTGTCTGTGCGTTCATTTCCTTCAGCTCTTCAGCAAGCCTTTGCTGATACTCGTCATAAATGATGGCATCAGCTTCCGGATCCTTCGACAGGTGGCTATACTTGAATGCCTGAATTGCCGGCATACCCGCTGCACGAAGCACTTGGAAACTCTGATTCTTTACGAGCAGGTCCTCGTAACTCTGTCTCCAGAATCTCGGCTCAAGGTCGCTGATCTTCAGTCCTTCAAGCATGTCGTTCTGTCTGCACATCTTGAGAACGATCTTCAGGAACTCGGTCTCTGCCCGTTTCCACATCGCCTGTGTTTGCAACGCACGGGCTTCTGCATGCCACCAACCGTTCCGAAGAATCACGGCCCCGTTGTTACTGCTGTCTCCGGTATTGGCGCTCCCCTGGCTCGGCATACCAACAATCTCATACACAATCTGCTTCATTGCGCTTACGAGACTGTTCGTCTGGCTCTGATCGAGTTGCTCGTTCAGGTAATACAGTTTCTTACCACCATTGCTGTTGGTTGTAGGCGGGAGCTGAATAGCGCCGAGGTCCTTCAGAGCCAACAGCTGCTCACGGCTGATATCTACGCCGTCAAACACCATGAGGGCCTGAATGAATTGCTCAACACCGTCGAGCTGATTCGAGAACGTCAGGTTAATTGCGTCAAGCAATGTCAGCACATACTCGAATGCACCAATCCGGTCCGGATTGCAGGGATACTCGACCAACGTTACCAGACCGAAGTTGTGTTTCTTCTCGTCGGTAATCTCCAGCCCTTCACCATTTGCAGTTCCGGTAATAGTGTACGTGACGTCTTTTGTGTATACCGTGTACTCGACTTCACTTCTCGGCGGGTCTTTGAACACATAGGTAACGCCCATTGCCGGACGCTTCTTGACGTCGTTAAATTTAACCAGGTAAGTGTTTTCAACGTCGGGCTTGCAGATCTCAAACGGGGCTTCATCGAGGAACTCGTCCCAGTCAGGATCGTCGCTGTTTGAATAGGTAAGGCGATAAGTGACACCGCAGGTAAACATGTCGTGAGCCATCTCAAGGTCAAGCGCCTGTTTACCCTCGGAAATCATCATGTCATTTACGGAAGCGACCTTTTCGGTGATCTCCTTCACAAGCTCGCCGTTCTCGTCCTCTTCCTTCTTTCGCACGTCCTTATTGCCACGCCGGCTGACGTACTGGATCGGTTCTCCTGCGAACTCCGCTTCCTTAAACGCCGTAATCTCGCTCGCAATGTTCACGATGATCTTGTTGTTGATATCGGCGTTATTAACCTTGGTACGGTTGATAACAGGCTGAATGCCTTTCTCGTAATTTTGAAGAAAAACGATTTCAGCTCTATTCTTCTGATGTATGCTCAACGTCTTCTGAAGTACGTCAATCACATTGTCACGGGTGATCTCCGTTTCTCCGGTATAAATGGGACGACGGCCGTGGAGTTTTCTGGAGAAATCGATATTGCAGTTACCGTCTGGGATGCATGAGTCCGCAACCTTTTCCCGTTCGGTCATACCGTTCCTCCTCCCGTTGATGCTAAAAAAGGCACCGAACAACAATTTCTCGCTGTTCAGCGCCTTTTTGCAAAATTCTAAGATCCTAACTCCCCGTACATTGGTCGCTGATAAACCACATACGTAGTCCGGATAACTGAATTATAACTACATATTGTGGTAATGTCAATACTTTATGCACAATAAAAATACAGTACACAATTAAAAACACGAACGTTCGGATTTTACAATTTACAAAAGCGTTCATTGCGTTTCCATTTTCTTGTCTCGTTAATCGGAACGCTTAATGCTTTATCTACGGGCCATGACATATATTTAATTCTTGCAAACACTTGTTTATACGGCATCCCGGCAAGCTCGCAAGCTTCAGCCAAAGACATATCCCGCCCATTATATGTCACGTGAAATGTCGTTCCACGGTTACGTGCCTGTTTAGGCTTACTTATCCATTTGCAATTTTCGGGACAGTAATCACCGTCATTGTCAATGCGTTCAATAGTCAGGCTATCATTATACCCATTTTCTTTTGCCCATTTTGCGAACACCGTGTAATCATGCCATTCATCGCAAACCTTAATTTCTCTGCCGGCATATCGACGATTGCGCACATCATCTTTTTTGCTCGGATCACATCTTATGCACATATGACTCCATATCGTGAACAACCGTGTTCCGGATTCTCCATGTTTCAATGCATTCTGATGATCACGGGAAAAGCATCCGCACGAGGACGTATGTCCGTTCCATACGTATTCACCCCTGTACCAGCGGACATCACCGCATTCACATTTACATTCCCACATCCATCTTAAATACTTCCCATTCTGCCTACGCTCAATAGCAAGAACAATAAGCCTTCCAAACTTCTGTCCGATAAAATTCAGATTGTTATACTTCGCATTCCACGCAACAGCACCTTTATTATGCATGACTGTACATCCTTTCTCATATTCCCAGCGAACGCCTGTCGATAATTTTCGGAACCATGCTCCCTATGTTTTCAAGATAAAGTGCGCTCATTGCAAGCACGTCACAAACGTCATCGTGTGGATTGCGTCCTACCATCGTATAGCTCGTAAGCATGTTCATAGCCTTTCCGTAGTCGCTGTTCGGTTTATAAAGCGATGCGTCCAGGAACAGGAAGCGTTGCTTGACAGTAGACGAATTAACTACGATCTTTGTCTCCTTATTTGCTGTCGTAGGTGTTGTTGTGATCTTCGTGTTCCCGCCAAGCTCACGGACTCTCTTCTGTACTTTTTCTGCGATATGCCAGCCAGCGCTATTGCTTTCAAACTGAGCGCTTGCAACGTGATGCTTCACCAGAATTTGTGCAAGGCGCTCCTCGACAATTTCAGGATTGCCGTTGTCGCAGATAAAGTCAGCAACATATGCGTCATTGCCAGAGAGGTACAGAATAGGCATTGCACAATAGTCGGATCCCTTTGCTTTCGTATCACAGATAGCGACAATACCGTCAACTTTATCAGGCAACTCAAAGAACCGTCTCAGTTCGTCCGGACTGTACAGTTGTCCTTCACGCTCTATCGGCTCATTCATGTACAGGGCCTTCCAGTTGATCGGATCCATATTGTCACGTTGCTTGTGATACCGTTCAGTCGTGAACTTATCATGAATAACAGGGTAATCAAAATTGCTTTCGTCGTTCTCGTTCAGGGCCGGTATGCGAATAAACTTTGACTTTCCCGTCGGGAAGTCTTGCTCCTGACGCTCGATCCTGCCTATAACGTCCCTGACTGACCAGCGGGTAGCAATGTGTAGTTCTTTACACTCGCCAGTCTTACGTTGCTGGATATCTGTATTGTACTGTGTCCACAATTTGTCAAGACGCTCGTTTGACATTGCCTGTTCGATAGATTCGCACAAGTCATCACAGAACAACAGCTGTGCAGCACGTAGCTTACCAGCATTGCCAGCACCAACGGACGAGAACTGGAATGTTTCAAAGCGCTTTCTGCTGTTCAGATCAATGCGCAGGTCCTTTGCGTTTGTACTGACAAGCTTCACGTCCGGGAACACGTCTTTCCACAGGTATTCACCTTCCGGATCTATGATTCTCAGGATTTCATCATAGAAACCACGAACAATCCCAGTGTCGTGAGAGAATGACAGGATCGGGCTGTCCGGATTCAACCCGCCAAGCCACGTAAGGTAAAAAATTGCAAGCGTACTTTTGCCAGTTCCTGGCGGAAGACTGATGGTCAACAGCTCGATATCTCCGTTGTGAAGACTCACGAGGTCATTAACAATCGGATGAAGCGTCTTCCTTCGGTACAGGTAGAATTGCTTTTCCGGAGAACGGTCTGCTTCCACGTATAACATGAAAGCGTCGAAATCAACTTTTGCGTCAAGTAACAGACTTTTCCGATACACTTCTGTGAACCGTTCTACCGCCCGAAAATCATGCGCATTGCGTCTCATTGCTTGTCCAATGAGCTTACGCATATCTTTGTTCTCGGAATGCATCTCGACGTGCCCGTGCTGTATCTCGTCATAAAAGATAGCCAGACCGTCCCTGTAGACACGAGGATCATCCGGATACTTTTCTATGCTTCGCCTGATCAATTCGAGTTCTGTCATATCATCACTTCCTTAATCGTATAAGCCTTTGATCAGCTCGGTCTCCGCCTTGTCACACGCAGTCTCAATCTTGTGAACCTGCATAGCGAACCAGTCCACAATCATTTCGTCCTGCCCCTGATCGTGTGACCAATTTTCCGCAAGGCCACTTTCGTACATGAATGCGTGGATAATCTCATGCCGTAGTACCTTCATCAGGTAACTCATCGGATATTTCATATTGCTTTCATTTCGCCGGTCGCCGATCACCATCTGCAACGCTGAAAAGTCTGTAAACCCGTCACAGTCATTAAGCCGTTCGTCCTCGCTCGGATTAATAACAAGCACCTGCCATGTACGCCCAAGAATGTCTACTTTGAAATCCATACCTTCCTCCAATAAAAAACGGGAACAAGCCCGTATAGGCTCGCTCCCGTAGTAGTACGGCTGATATTGTTCAGTTCAGACCATGCATTACAGCATGTCTTCTGTTTCGTCATGCCACGTTACGCCGAAGTTCTCCTCGCAGTATTCCAGAAATCTCCAGTCGGAAATCTTTCCATACGCATCTCCGTCCTCGTCCGGCTGGCATACAAAATCAGAAAACTTCTTCTGTTTCATTTCTTCTGTATCGACCCACTCGTTCTTTTCCTTGTCGTATTCCCTGAGAAGAACTTTGTATGTGTATTCCTTATCAGTAAGCAGGTCCGGGCAGTTTGCTTCTACCCATTCCCTTGGCGCTGCGATACAGAAGCAGACCGACATATCAATCATCCCGGCTTTGACACAAAGCTTGTTTTCTTTGCACCAGTCTTTGTTACTGAACCGCAGTCTCAGATCGTTTCCCATCCAGGTCTTAAACGGCTCTGCATTCGGATAGTCCCGTCCGCAGAACCAATTGTCCAATTCAAAGTATATCACATCTGACATAATGTTTTCTCCTTATACTCCATACACTCTCGGCAGGCTTTCGTAGATTTCATTCGGATCTTCCCCAGGATAGATCATAATGTTATGCCAGCCGTTCCATTTTATGAACCATGTGAGCTTAACAACACAGTTGTTTTCATTTGCTTTCTTCACACATGTTTCAATATCTACAAGCGTAGGTTTCCGGTCACTTTGGAGAGCAAATTCTTTTACTTCAAACATGTTGACCTCCTAATAATTTAAGTCCCAATATAAAGCGTGTAGTTTTCGATCTCTAAATCTTCTTCATGCAACGGAAGACGTTCACCTGCGTAATTGGCAGCATAAATGTACAGATTGACGGTTTCAATATGTCGAGTGTAAAATGTAATCCCTCTTGATAACCAAGCTGATAATTATAAGCAACAATCTCTGAATCATACCCACAATCCGGTTCGTATGCAGGATTGAGTTCTATTTCTTCCTCAATCCGTTTCACCACATCGGCTTTTTCCTGCTTCAGCCTATCGTTTTCGGCTTTCAGTTCACGGATGACGGAAAGCGAATCATTCAACACAGGCTGAAATCTGTCCCGTTGTCTGTCTATGTCATCCCATGATGCACGGAAAATCATTTCTTGTATGCCACCGACAACCTTATCAATCCGTTCCGCTTCCATCGTCCGTTACCTCCCATTCGATGCGATTTTTCACACAGCTTTCGCATCCGTCTTTGTCACATCCATAAATGTCAACTGCCCCAAACGGGCAATAATCGCTAACGCCTAATGAGATTATGATTCTTTCTTTTTCTTTGGCTTTGCAAATGATTTTCATCACGCTTCACCTTCCTTCGGCGGTTCGGGATAATATTGCCAATGTGTAACAATACCATCCATTACCTGCGGTCCATGATAAAAATGCCCGTTTCCAAATTTATATGCCCTTATATCTGTACGCTTTGGATACCCGCCAAAGTCACAGAAACAGAGAACATGTTGGAAATCATGTGTCAGCGGGTTTTCTTTTTCTTTCGGCAGTTCAGCACTTACAGGGATCCATATATGTTGTTTTGCCTGGAGTTCGCGGATGACGGACAAGGAATCAGAGCAAAGCTTTTCTCTACATTCCAACGTACTGCGATACGGGCACGGATCATTGCAGTTTTTTACATACGGATCTTTGCAACATTCCAATCCTTTACACACCATTTCATCCTTGTTTACATTGATCATTATCTATCACCTCCCATTCGCACTTTGATCCATAATATTGCTCTGCAATTTCATTCGCTTTTTCTTCCGCTTGTGAGATATCATCTATTTCAGCATCTACATCAATTTCATCATCAACGGCAACTTGTATATATACTCTGATCTTTATCATGATTCTCCTTCCTTTTCGCCGCCCCATGTCCAGGTTTGAATCTTCCCAGTATATTCTTCCTCAACAGAAACGACAGCCTGTCTTACAAAGAAACGCTGACCGTCAAGAGCTTCATCAGACAGCTTCTTCTCAAACCATTTCAGGACATCGTCACCGGTGTCCACATCACGAAGGTCACCGAAGATGCTGACAGTATACGCAGCCAGGCAGCTCTTGTCAGGATTCTCCCACACCTGCATAGAACAGGTGCCTTCAGATCCGCCCGGAAGCCATTCGTCCGGATGATCATATGAATCCTCAACAGCCTTGCCATAAGCGGCTAAGGATTCATCATTTTCCCAGTCACACGGATAATCGTCCGTGCTCTTTCCAAAGTACGCTTTGATGTCATCCACGAATGATTCGCCATTAATCCTCAGCGCATCAAGTCTTACAACAGCAGCAACATGTACCCAGTGGCTCATTTTAACCTTCTCCTTTACATCAGAAAGTCTTCTATTTTCAGCTGGCCTTCCAGCTGTTCTTCTTCTTTGGTCCTGTCATGCTTCAATCTGTCTATGACTCGCTTATCACCATCCGGAAACGGCTTATTGATAAGTCCACATGCAGTATAACTTTTCCGCCAGTCAGTAGCTTCGCTATGGGAACAGCCGTACACCTTGCACTTATAATACCGCTTCCCATGGTATTCCCCATAAACAATGTGATCGCATTCAATGCACACACGCTTATGGGGATCCATTCCGTAAAAGCGGTACATGGCTTTAATCTTCCTGATCAGTTTCGCCATTTCACTCTTCCCCTGCCTTGAAGTTATACACAGGCTTCATGATATGCGACACAGTCACGGTCGGCTCAATCAGCTTGATAATCTCCCTCGCCGGTTTATATGCCATCGGACTTTCATCCACTGTGTCCATCCCAACTGAAGTGGTGTAGATTCCCTCCATAGACCGCTTATATTCCTCAAGCGAAACCTCCTGTTTCGCCTGCGCCCTGGACATGATCCGTCCGGCACCGTGCGGAGCGGAGCAGTTCCAGTCCTCATTACCCTTACCTACGCCGATAATGCATCCGTCACGCATGTTCATCGGGATCAGCACACGCTCGCCGGCTTTCGCTGAGATCGCACCTTTCCGGATGATGTTATCCTCGTCAATGTAGTTATGGACCGTTTCAAATCCCCAGTCCCTGGCATGAAACACATACGTCCATCCCATCCGTACACATATCTCCATTGCAATCTCGTACCGGTTCCAGTGCGCCCAGAGCTGGCAGAACCGCATGTCGTTAAGGTAACGCTCCCTGCTCTTTCCTTCGAGATAACACAGTTCAGCAGGAATGCCGAGGTTTCCTACAGACGTATAAGACTCTTTCAGTAACTTAAGCGCCTTACCGATCTCACGCTCACGTCCCGAATCCTTAAGACGCTTAATCAGTTCTTCCCTGCGTTCTTTATACTCGTTCTCTTTTATGCACGAGCTTACCGCAATGTGCTGCCAGTACTCAGCCACCTGCTTTCCGAGGTTCCGGCTTCCGGTATGAATGATCAGGCACTTTCCGCCTTCCTCGTCCTGATCAATCTCAATAAAATGATTTCCCCCGCCAAGAGTGCATATACTTCTCTCAATCCGGTCGAGATTTTTCAGGCAGTCATAGCAGTGCAGCAGGGTATAGTCAAACCTGTGACCGCCAAACCGGTCGCTGTGTACGTTCATTCCGCTCGGGATGTTCTCCCTGATCACTTCATCGAGCTTGTCGTAGTCGATGCCAATCTTCCCGAGCGGTACCGTCAGCATCCCGCAGCCAATGTCCACGCCGACCACGTTCGGGATCACATAATCGCCCAGGTTCGCAGTAAACCCGATAACGCACCCGGCACCGGCATGTACGTCCGGCATGATACGCACCTTGCAGTCCTTGAACACCGGTACCGACAGCAGTGCGTCGATCTGTTCACGGGCCTTATCCTCTATATTGTCGGTGAATATCTTTAAGTCCATACTTTTCACTCTCCAATGCATTTGTTGATTGCTTTAACCAGTGCTTTCCCGTCAACGGTAAACGCATAATCACCATGGTTGGTTTTAAAAACAACTATCTCAAACAGGCGTGTTTCTTACAACAACGGCTTCACTTAATGAGTCATATTTATGAACAGTACACTGAATATCCATTATTTGTCCCCTTTCATCATAATTACGTACTGCGCTCTGAATTTCCATTATTCGTTCTCCTTAAAGTATCCTTCAAACGGGAATTTTGCCGGCATTACAATCCTGTTAAAATACGTACCGCATTTCTTACATGAACATGGAACAACTTTTTCAGAATAAAAATGATCTTCTTTTATCACGTTTATCGTTTCGTCAATGGCATGCCCGCATTTCCCGCAGACCGGCATAAACAGAATAGAGTGATCGTACTGTCTCTTCATTTCTTCATTGATCTTTTCATCCGCTATACCAAGGTACACGCTGGCTGCTTCAACAAACCACTCAGGCGCAGTTCCCCACCGAAGCTTGTCAAGAATCTCGTTGCTCATGTCAGTCTCCTCCGTAATAAATACCGTTGTCAAAATCGGACACAAAGTAACTGTTCATTTCGTCCCAGCACCACCGGCAAAAGCACCTTTTGCCACAAACACCTTCAACCAATACGATGTCACGCTTTTCATACATTTCTCCGCATTCTTCGCACTCGATCAGAACTTTTTTATGCATTATTTCCACTCCTTATTGTAATATTCAGCTTCAAAAAAATATCAAATCTTATCCCAGTCAAGTTCGCATCCGCAGACGTCACACTTCTCAATGGCGAAAATAAACGTGTCTTTCGTAACCGGAGCATACGTCCCTACTATCGTTTTACACACAGGGCAGAACCATATTCCGCTGAAGCCTTCACGCTTTACAGGTGCTCTTGCCGTAACGCTATGGTTTATTGCTTCTTGCAACCCATTCACCGCTCCGGACCTCCGTCCTTCCAGTAATCCCGGAAATTGTTGTATGCCCTGGCGTTACCTCTGCCGGCGCTCGATAACGCAAGCAACAGTACAATAATTACCACTCCGACAGCCACACTGCCAAACTCGCCATTGCTTCCGGCGCTGTACATGGCAATCAGAAATATCCCGATCAGGATCGCAGTAAACATTCAGGTCACTCCTATCTTATTCATTCCGTCAAAGATCATTGCAGGTACGCTCACTTTCGGCGCATTCTCAATCTCCAGAAGCGCTTCCTTCAGCTGCTCCCCGTCACGCAGCGCATCTTCACGGGTGCCAAAGCAGTAATCTACTTCGACTTCACAGCCCGTCTCGTCCTCTACCGCTACGTACCACATCCGCTGTACCTTAACCTTCAGCCCCTTCTTCCTCGGTTTCTTCGCCTGATACGACACCCGCTCCACCTCCTATCCGCTCCGCAAGGATCTGCTCCGTCAGGTCCGCTTCCGCCCTGCTCACAGCGTCACGGCAAATCCGTACTATGCACAGCGCTTCTTCGTCACTTAACACGTCAAGTCTCACCGCTGTACTTACGGCGTCATTGAGAATTTCTCTAAACTCTTCGCTCACGACCACGCCACCTCAAATATCATCATCGAGGTCCGGGCGCTCTGTTTCGAGCTTCCACATCGCTTCGCCGGTCTCCCTGTCAACAATGACAATATCGTAGTCCAGGGCTGTGAGAATCCTTCCGAATACACCAAGGCTCATCCTGTCACGCCGCATGTTTCCGGACAGCGTGTTCTGCTTCACGCCAAGAGTGTCCGCCAGTTTTTCCTGCGTCACGTTCCTGGACCGCTGTGCCTTCCGCAGAATAAGCTTGTCAGTCAGTTCTGAAATGTGCTTTGTATCCATGTCGATACCTCCTTTTTTTGTTTCCAGACGTATAATATCACGATATCGTGATAATGTAAAGCCTTTTTTGTTTTTTTGTTATTTTGAAGTCGGGCAACAAGGGGGCCTTTTTTATTTTTTGCGGTACGGAGAGGGGTTACGGGACATGGGTGCCTGCTCTCCGTATATCCCCGACGGGGATGCCATACCACATTTGACATCCTGCACCCGTCAACAAAAAACTTTACATTATCGCCATATCGTGATATACTCATATCGTCGAAAGGGGGACGGGAACGTCGGGACGACGTGCTCGGTCTCTTGAGTAGGCCGCCTGGTTGGATGGCGTAAAACTGCCTTCAGTGTACCTTGAAAACCGCATAGTCGAAAGGCTCGCCGGATATGGCTTTACACGTCAGCGGTGACGAACTGAGGGCGGAACTGAAATACCGGAAAGTCAAGTACACGTTACATTGTACACACAGCGGTGTGTACAAACCGCAAGCCCTACAAAAATAAAGGAGGATCACACAATGAAAAATCTGTTGGCAACTCTCACACAGTACAAAGCCTTAAAGGCACAACTTGACAGCCTTGAAGCACAGCTGAAGGAAAAGCGGACAGAGATTGAAGAGTACATGAAAGAAAAGTGTACTGACAAGCTCACGTGCGGTCAGTACATCGCAACTATTACAGAATGTACAAAACGGTCTCTTGATGAAAAATTCATCAAAGAAAATTATCCGGACATCGCAAAGGAAGCGGAAAAGGTCACCACTTACAACCGCTTCACAGTGAAATAAAATCCAGACTCAAATGGCTTGCGGTTTGTGCATACTGCACAGAATAAAAAAAATGGAGGATATGAAACAATGAACAGCAAGATTGAAAAGCTCGCCATGGCCCTGGAAACCGCAAAAGAAGAGGTTTACAAGGCACAGCAAGAAGGAAAAGACCTTTCTAAAATGGTCTCCATCTCATCCGGAAATACCAAAATGGGAAAAGTCACGAGCGTCTCCCTTCTCCCGTTGCTGACATGCCATGGACGTTGCGACGGAACATGCGAAGACAAGTGTTACGCCGTAAAGCTTGCGATCCTGCGCCCGTCCGTTATGAAGGCGTACGCACGGAACACAGCCGTCTTCCTTATCTCTCCCGTTGACTATTTCAAAGCGGTAGAGAGAGCCATGGCAACGTCAAGATATTTCCGGTTCCATGTATCCGGCGACATTCCGAACCAGAACAAAAGCGGATACCTTGAAATGATCGCCTACCTTTGCAACAAGTACACAACTTGTAACGTGCTGATGTTCACCAAGCAATATGAAACGGTGAACAAGTTCATACATGACAATGGATCCATTCCGAAAAACCTTCACATCCTGTTCAGCGGATGGACAAACCTCAAACCTGAAAACCCGTACAACCTGCCGGAGACAACGGTATACGTAAAGGATGAAGACTTCCGTCCGGAGTGGACAGCATGCGGTGGCAATTGCCTTGACTGCGCCCTCCACTGTGGCGGTTGTTGGGATGCAAAGTCCGGCGACACTATTGCCTTCAAAATGCACTAACAAACAATGGGCAGGGTGAAGGCCCTGCCCCGTTCTGAAAGGAGACAGGAGCCATGTTCCCGACATACATCGACGGATATGAAGACTATACGAGCGAGTCCGAACGTATCCGGCTGGAAAGAAACAACTACAAGCGATACGGGCTTTCAATCTTTGAAAGCTTTGAAGAGTACATGCAGGACAGAGAAGAAGATGAGGAACGTTGACGGACGGGAGCCGGACCCTGGCTCCCGTGGTCAGCGCTCAAGCTGAAGAAAGGAAGGAACGAAACAATGAAACACCTCGACAACTGCACAACATACCGCACCGGTATATCCAAACCACACACAATTGACATCGAAGGTCGGTTAACAAGCATTATCGACCGCTCCGCCCTCCCCTACTACACCCACATGAAGAAGTACGCCACCGCCACTGACACCACCGGAAATAACTATACGGTCTATGCAAAAGACTTCCCGGAAAAGGTCGTCGCCGTTCCGGAGAACTGAAGAAAGCGAGGAATGAACATGAGAAAGATCAAACATTGGCAGGGATACGGAACCGTGAAGGCGGGAGTCGTAAAAGACGGCTCCTGCACCCTGCACATAAGGGTAGAAGGTAACCACGAATATGGTATCAACTGCGGAGAGTGGGACGAATGGAGACTCTTTGAGTGGCTCGTCAAGCGGTTCGACAAAACCATAACAGACTATGCGGAGTGGCACAGGCGAGCCGATCATGTTCGGATTGAAGAAGGACACACAACGGATCCGGTCACACACTGCTGGGTTGACACCTGCGACTACTACTTCTACTACTGACATAGACAGACGGGAACCCGTGATCCTGGGTTCTCGTAGCCTGTGCCAGAGCACGGGAGAAAGAAGGGAAGAAAAAATGAAACTGAGACTCGGAGACACACGTTACATATGCGTAAAGTGCGCATACAGAGACGGAAAGTATGCAGGGCAATTGACACTGACAGGTCACGCCTGGGGCTACAAAGTACAGCTACATTGGAACGGCGAAGCAGGTTACCCCGTGAATGAAACGTTCCAAGACGAATACAAAGCAAAAGCTTTCTTTGACAAGACATACGAGGAGGTAAAGAAACCATGCTGATCACATCCAGACGTCTCCGCACCATACTGTCCGATTGCCGAACAGAAGCCGACCTGCAAGCAACCCTCCGCCATCATCGAATCAAGTTCAAGTACGACACCTCGCCTGGTCACCTGTCCGTGCTCGTTCCTACCACAACCGGCGCAGTGAGGGTAACCAAGACAGCATCAAAGGAACAGCCGTTCGCCATGTCACACGCAGCGCCACAGCCGTACGAGAGACCGAAACATCTGAAATACCACTACGAAAACGCTTGATATCTACTCTTTTCTGTAGTAATATATTACTACAAAGAGCAGTACCCAAACAACCGAAAGGAGAGAAGAACAATGACAATCGAGAGAAACAACGGACAGTACGTCATCAACCGTGATGACGGAACAAAGGTCAGCATCACCTGCAATGAAGCGAGCTTGCTGATCAACTACTGCGGGAAGGAAGGACTCCGTCAGCAGATCAATGACCGACTCGATGACGCCATCAAAAACGGAGATTGCGACCTGTCGAGGTACGAGTACGGCGACCGTGAGGACTTCGTGCAGGAAGTGTTCGAGAAGTTCGAGGACGAGATCGACTACGGCAACAGCGTAGACGATGAGAACATCGATACCGAGATCTACGATCTCATCGACTACTACAACCTGTGACACCGACAGACGGGCGGTGAAACGCTCACCGCTCGTAGTCAGTGCCAAGGCACTGAAGAAAGAAAGGAGAATGAAACCATGATTATCAAGAATGACAAAGACCTCGCTAATCACATTGAGCTTCCCGTAGAACGTCTCGAACACTGCTCCCTTGAGTACGTTGACTACGCAACCACGCTTGAATCAGACGGATATACCGTCATCATGCGGATGTGCGACGAAGACCTTCCGTCCCATAGCATTATCATCACCTACCCTTTCACCGATGACGAGTTTGAGGAAAAGCTATCCAGTCTTCAGTGCATCGCCGATTACCTCGCCCACGAAGCAAAAGGGAAACACGGCACATGGAACGGCATCATCGACAACCTTGACAAGCCCGTCCTCCTCGAAGACGAGATCGCCGAGATACTCGACGAGCGAGCCGGACAAGAGATCTGCATTATGAAGAGTCCGACCATCGCAAACAGCTACCACTACAGCGACTATCAGACAGATAAAGGCATTGTGTTCCTCATCTACGATGCACTCCGGAGACACTACTTCGTGACCGTAGGTGGCAAGAACATCATCGACATGTGAGGAGGAAAGAACGATGGATTACAATCAGAAAGCGCTCCGCTATGCGGAAGAACACGGCGTGTACGAGTACAAAGTAAACGGAAAGTACATGGAATATTGGAGCCTGTACGATGAAGGCTTCTACTTCTGGCGTGTTAACCTCGACACAAACGGAAAGTCTCTTGTCTGCCATCTTGAATGGCACAAGGATGACGGTTTCCCAATCCCTGCATTTCTCCTCACAGAGACTTGTGCAACCAAGTACAACTACTTTTGCGGATGAAAGGAGAATGAACTATGTACATTGTAGAAGCGGATGTATTATTCAACTTCAACGCAACCGGCAGGGCTGAAAAAGAATACAAGCGTAAAGCCTGTGCCATTAAGGAAGCAAGAAAGATAAAGGACGCTGGTTTCCTTACACTTAACTGCACAAATACAAAGGTAGCAGTCACAGCCGTTCAAATTACAGACACGGCAAATCCAGACACAGTGATCGAATTCTGAAAGGAGAATGAACATGGGTATGATTCTGAAAAGCGTTGTCAATGACAAGTACACATTCGAGAACGAGTACGGCAAAATCTTCGAGTTTACATGGGAGGAGGTGCGGTCGATTGCGGCCGCACTCATGATCGAATACCTCAAGCAAGATGTCAGCGACACAGTTGACGAACTTGTAGTAGACAACGAGATCGATCCGAACAAGCTGTCTGGGATGACGCTCGATCAGTTCAAAGCTGACGTCGTTGACCTGCTCTCATACGAAACGATCAATGACCTTGCGGAGCCGAACATGGACTGCATCTACGATATGTGCCGAGACAGAGCAAGAGACCTTGGTATAATGTAAGGAGGAAGCAACATGAAAAAATCCAATCTCGCCATTGGCCCTGACGAAATCCTGGGCATGCAGTTCGACAGCGGATACAAACGGTACTTTGTATTTGGTCGTGATCCTCAAAAAATGTTCGCCGAAGTAGTCAAAATGTTCAACAGCTACGCCGGAACAAAATACAACTCAAGGACATTCAAAGAGTACTGCAAAGAAAACGAGTGCTACTACTTCCTGTACCGATTCTACATCAATAACCTTATCAGCTTTGACGATGATTGCTACTCACTCGGTGAACGTAACGGAACCAAGGTTGAATACCACAGATTCGCATGAGGAGGAATAACCATGGCAAGCAACCTCAACACCATTGACGAAGTCAATAAATTCTACGATCAGTGCATTTCATTCTGGATTCGGCAGGGCGACCCTGAAGAGGTCGCCTGTGCCAAGGCTTTCTGGTGGGACATTGTCGAAATATCCAACAGCTTTGACACCTGGTCACCTGCAAAAGAACAGTTCGCATTGATTGTTGACTATCATCCGGGAGACCCAGAACCTTCTGAAGAAGACGTAAAAACAGGTCGATGCAATTATCCTGCTTGGCCTTGACAACCACTTATTTAAGTAGTAATATGTTACTACAATGAGCAGTAGCTGAACTGCTGAAAAGAAAGGGGAATACACCATGAAAATGAAGACAATCCGCACATCCAAGCTCAAGTACGCCAAGCGTGTACGCATCATGACCGCCGAGTATGCTGACGGATCCCTGTATGTTGGGATCCTCACCATGAGCGGAGAAGACTACTGTGACATCACGACCAACCTTTCGTCAAAGAATCTCAGCACTGGCGACCATGCCTACGTGCAATGCGATTCCGAAGCTGAAGCATTCATCCTCGAACAGATGATTGCACTGCCCACAATGGCAGTCCGTCAGTCCGGCTTCAACACCTACCGTCTGTACGACTTCACTCCCCTGCTGAACGATCCAGCCATGAAAGAGGTGGACTGACATGCTCCACCCTTTACCTTATCAATACATCACGCCGGAAGCGGAAGTGTACACCAAGTTCCTCCGCCTTGCCGAGCGTCCGCACCTGCTGATTGCCGGAGCCACTGGTTCCGGCAAGTCAGTGGCGCTGAACGGTATCATTCACTCGCTCCTCGTGCGATACTCCCCTTTTGATTGCCAGTTCATACTGATCGATCCGAAAAAAGTGGAGCTTCAGCAATACAGAGACCTGCCACATACTTTCCGGTATGCTGACAATCATCCGGACATTGTCCGTGCTCTTCAGTTCGCACTGGACGAGACCGACCGTCGCTTTGAAACCATGCAGAAAGACAGTATTAAGGAATACTACGGACCGCACATGTACGTTATCATTGACGAGCTTGCGGATCTCATGGTGTCGATCAAGAACGAAACACTCCCGTTGCTTCAGCGTCTCGCACAGATCGGACGGGCTGCACGGGTACACATCATTGCCTGCTCGCAGAACGTCATGGCCCAGACGATACCGACCGTACTGAAGTGCAATTTCAGCACAATCCTGGGGCTTCGTACCTGCAACAAACAGCAGTCAAGGTTCCTGATCAGCGCCGGCGGATGCGAGATGCTTCCGGATCCAAAGCGTGAAGGCAAAGGCTACGGGTACCTGCGGGACGGTGCAGACCTTGAGAAAATCCTCATCTACAAATATCCGGATGAAGAAATCGAACGCATTATCAGCTGGTGGAAATCCTCCGCATGCCGTGTAGGATGAAAGGAGAACAACCATGAAAGAACAGATCGTACTGACATTCCTTGACGTACCGAACGGAAAGGAACAACTCATTAAGGTTCCGCAGGACATTGCCGGACCCGTACAGATGGCTCAGTTTATCTCTGCCGGACTCGACCACAATCCTACATGGGTGCTGACCTGCATTACCATAAGGTGAAGGAGGAACAACATGAAGACCTATTACAAAAACTTCTACGGATCAACCGCTTCCATCGAAGTCAGAAGTAACGGCATTGCCAAGCTCATCATAAAAACCTCCGCCGGGCAGACCGTTGTCAACCGTCCGTACGATTCCAAACGTGGCGCAAAAGCTGCAATGAATCGGTTCAGTAACTGCTGGCGTAAGCAGAAAGGAAAGTGAATTAACTGACCTTGACAGACAGGATCTGCGCTGCGGATCCTGTAGCCAGGGCCAGAACCTGGAGAAAGGAGCAACGATATGCTTACATTTCAAGGAATAATGATGCGGACTCAATACATAACAGAGCAGCTCCGGCGCAATGCTATCGACGAAACGCTCGAACAGTTCAAGACCGCAGCTCGTGCATACTACACCAACGGATATGACAATGGCGAGACCGTCAAGCTGATAAAGGAACTCGAATCTCTCGGCGCAGACATGGACGTTGTGTATGATATCGACTATAATATCCGTGAAGAATGCAAGGAGGTACCATCATGCCCAACATGACCCGTGCCGACTTCGGCGAAAGCGTTCCAACCAACGCCGATGACATCATCCAGCACGTAAACAACCTCATCCTGTACCACGAGGAGTGCGTATTCTGGTCCGAGGATCACGCCGGCACCGACAAATGGGAGACCGACCTGATCAAGCGCTGCGTATCCGGTGACAGATCCGGAGACTTATCCGCCGTCCCGTCCCCTACCTACTGACATCCAGGGTTCCCCTTTCTTTCTGCCCTGCTCCGGTTCGTCCGGAGCGGGGCTTTTTTTGTGCCAATTTTTATATAAAATACCAGATATGCCATGTTGCTACCACTTGTCAAAGACGCTCGTCTTTGGCAAGCATTTTACGTCTTCATTTTTTTGCTATTTTGTAGCACTTTTTTGTGCATTTTTTAGCCATATGCCGTGTCATATTCTACTTGCCAAAATGGGTTGAGTTTTG